GGACTAAATTAAAATTAATGAAAACAGAATACAAAATCCCAGACTATTTATCCGAACAAGAAATAGAAAAAGGAATTTCTTATCTTATCACTTATTATAGTAAAAAAATATATCCAAATAAATTCAGGGCATTAATTCATTTCTTTTTTTATACAGGGGCAAGAAAGGAAGAGGTATTAAATCTCAAAAGAACTGATTTTGATTTCGAAAAAGGAAGTGTTAAATTATTTGGTAAAGGAAAAAAGGAACGGAAGTCATATTATCCCGATAGAGTAGGAAAGGAAATTCAAGAATGTTTTGCAAGTGAACCAGAAGTTAGTAATGCTTTTAATATTTCTATTGGTAAAATCAATTATTATGTTAAAAAAATGGGGAAACATTTAAATAAAAATGTTTTTCCTCATTTATTGCGCCATTCGGGGGCAAGAGAAATGTTAAGAAAAGGAATACAATTACCAGAAGTAAGCAAGATTTTGGGGCATACATCGCTTCAGACCACTTTACGATACGCTGAATTGAATGAAGAAGAACGCCGAGAAGATTATAGAAAGAAGATGAAATAAGGAGGACTAAATGACAGAAGAAAATAATTTAACACCAGAGCTAAAAGATTTAATAGAAAATATACACAGATATTGTGCGAGTAATCAAAATAATGTAATTTTTGTGTATGGATTTCTTGGATTTAAAAAAGACCCAGAACATAAATGCGTAGATTGCGGCGATAATTGCGATATAGTTAATGAAGATAAAAGCACTTTGGGTGCTTATGGACAGTTGGAAGATTTACGGCAATTAGTAAATAATTTAAGAGATTTAATTGAAGATGAGATAGACGAAGATGGGTTTGTGAACTGTTAAAAAAATAAAATGAACCATATTTGGCAAATAGATATTAATGATTATTTAGAAATAATGGAAGGGGCGATTGCTCTGGGAAAAAAACGAGGCAAAAAAGAAGGAGATAATTTGGAAGAAGAATTTTTTATCATCGCCAAAAGAAAGAATAAATTACCTAAACATCTTGGGGCTACTGAATTAAATAAGGAAGAGTTAATAGACCAATATAAATTGGCAGGAAATAAGATTTTAGATTTAACAAAAAAAGGAAAAAAATAAATGATTGCTTATAAATGGACAATAAAAAAAGATAATAAATATTATCCTTTAGTTAATTTTGGAATTAATCTTTGGATGAAAATAAATTGTTCTCCTTATGAAATTGGGAAAATATACATTTACAATGGGGAATGTTCTCATTTTGTTAATTCTATTCGTAAACGATATGGACACGAAATAGACGGATTTCATTTTTGGAAAAGTATTAATAATGATATTTTAAATCGCTGGAATATTTTTTTACAACAAAGAAAACAACCCACCATAAATGCTACTCTTTTATGTGAAGTAGAAGATATTATTAAAGAAACTACTTGCAATGGGTATCCAAAAATTATTGCCAATAAATTTAAAGTATTGAAGGAGATTTAAAAATGATATGCCCTAAAGACTCACAAAAAGATTGGGATGACTTATTGTGCCGAGATTGTGAGTGGTATTTTACTTGTTTTAAAATGTGGCAAGACAATAATATTTGGGGAAAGGAAGAAGAAAAAATCACAAATCCTAAATGCCCCTATTATAATAGAAGTATTAATTTTTGTAAGAAACGAGGAGGATGTTCGGACTGTCCAGAAAGAATAGACCGAGACAAATCAATAGGAGATAATTTTCCTAAAATTCCTCAAGATACAAAAAAAGAATTAAATAACCAAGAACAAGAAATACTAAACAGTATAAGAATGATAGGGGATGGGGCTACGTGGGAAATGGTTGAGGCAATAAAAGACGTAAGATTAAGGTTAAGATATAGATTAATTTTTATTAAATTAGGTGGGAAAATACCAGAAAAGGAAATATAAATGCAAGTAAACCTCGATAATAATGCCATTTTTTGTTATTCTTGTAATAAGGAGTTTACTCTTGGCGAGATTATTGAAAATTTTTATTATGAAGGTTCAGTTACTTGTTTTCGAGACCACTTAATAGGCAATGTTTGGGATGAAGAATATAAATTATTAACTGCTCCCTGCAATTATTTCTACGTTTACCATAAAAAAGGACATTGCAGAACAGTTCAAGAAGAATGTAATTGCTTTGGGATGAATGAGGAATGTTCTTTTCCTTTAGGAAAAAAATCTTATGAGCAAGAATGAGAAATATACAGTCAAAGAGTTTAGCAAAAATTTTATGAAAGAATTTAGAATTTTATTTCCCGATTATCAATCTGAATGGAGAAAAAATAATTATAATAAATTTAATAGTGCTCAAAAAAAAGGAGGGAAATATGAATAATCTAACTGAATTGGTTATTAATTATCAAAAAACTAAAAATAAAAATGTACTCGAAGAAATTTTTAAATTATTACAGAAAATTATAAAAGAAAAATCTAAATATATATTTTATGTTCATACTTTTAAATATGGAGAATCAAAATTCAAATTAGTAGATTTAAAATCAATTGAATTATGTGATATAGAACAAGAATTATATTTGGATACATTAAAAATGATTAATAGATATAATCCAAAAAAACCTTTTGAAAATTATCTATTTGCTTATTTATGGAAATGGACACCAAGATTTATTACTACAATAAAATTTTTAAAAAGTTTAAAAACGCAATCAATTTATCAAATAAATGAAGAAGGAGAAGAAGAAAATATAATAGATAATTTTGAAGTAAATGAACCTCGGGGGAATATTGAATCAAATTTAATTATAGAGGATATTTTTAATCAATGCAAAAACGAAAAAGAGAAAAATATTTGCCAATTATTAATGTGCAATCCCACTATGTCTCAAGAAGAAATTGGCAAAGAAATGGGAATGACCTCTCAAAATATCTCATTGATACTTAATAAGTTACGAAAACGATTAAAAAAGTACTTGCAAGAATGAGATTTTTCCCTTTACTTCTTGTATAGAAGGACAAAAGATGACAAAGACCCCAAAAGGGCTTAGATGATTAAAGATGAGGTTAAAGATGAAGAATTTTTTTATATTCAAAATCATTCAAATAAGATTTATTGAAGGAGTGAAATGAATTTTCTCGCAGTTTATAGAAAAAATTTACGAATGACCCAATTCGATGTGGCAAAAATATTGGGAGTTACAGATACCTTAATAAGTAAATGGGAAACAGGAAAAATAATACCCACTAATGAACAACTTGTTAAATTGGCAGAAATTTATGGAGTGGGGATTAGGAAATTATTTCCTGATTTATTTGGAGATGAAAAATGAAAAAAATATTTTTAATTATAACAATTATATTATTTACTTTATTTTTCTTTATTAATTGTTATGCTATGGTTACCTATGAAGAAGCAAAAAAATATATTAATAAAGTAGTTTTAATTTTGCCTTATTTTTCTGGAGGATATAGTGCTACTACTATTGTAGGAACAAAAGGTTATATGAGAGAAATAATAGTAATTGGAAATAAATGTTGTGGGCATCATTATTTTATAGTAATACAACAAGTTTCCTCTGGCGATTATTTAATTTATGATATTGAGAATATTTTGGAAATAAGAGAAACAAAATGATAAATCAAATCAAATTTATTTTGCAGATTATTGCTATTTCTTCTTTTGGGGGGTTGACTTTCATTGGGTTTGTAGAAAAACAATGGGATTATGGAGTTGGTTTAAATTTATCTTTGGTATTTTTATATCTATTTTTATATTTACATCCTTTTTCAAAATGAAAAAATATCATTATTCTAAGAATAAACATTGCAAATGTGGGAGATGGTTCTTTTGTTATAAATGGATTTAATCCTGATTTTGTTAATATAAATGGTCAAAAGAAAATAATTGAACTTTTTGGCGATTATTGGCATAGAAACACACAAATAAAAGATAAAAAAAGAATTAAAACTTATAATAAATATGGTTATAAAGTGTTAATTGTCTGGGAACATGAACTTGAAAATATAAATAAATTAAAAATTAAATTACAGAAATTTAATTTGCAACCAATTAAGTAGGAGATAAAAATGAATAAATGCCTCGATTGTGGTGAAGTGATTGATAAAAGAGCAAAAAGATGCAGAAGATGTTATGAAAAAATGAGAGAAAAAGAAATTAAAAATAGATGCGTTGATTGCAATAAACACATAGGTTCTGGTATATCAAGATGTAGGGAGTGTTATATTAAACTTACCGAAAGAGCAGAGAAAAAAGAACCAAAACAAAAAAAAGTTAATTTATCCGCACTTATTATTCAAACTTTAAAAGAAGAATTGGCAAATGTAGAACCTTATAAAGCATCTACTCAAAGTAAAGTAGATATTAAAGGAGATACTCTTTGTATACATCTTGCAGATTTTCATGCAGGAAAAACCGTCAAAAATCAAGAAGGAGAAATAATTTATAATGAAGAAATTTTCAGGAAAAGAATTAATCGTTTATGTGAACAAATTCTGAAATTATTGGATAATAATATTAGTAAAGGGGTTCCCATTCGTGATGTAGTCCTATTATTGAATGGAGATTTATGTAATGGTGAAAATATTTATCCGACCCAAGCATTTGAGCAAGATGCAGCTCCCCCTGCTCAAGTTATGCTTGTTATTGATGTTCTTACAAAATTAATAACTTCTCTATTGAAGAGAAATTTATCAGTTCGAGTAATAGGGATTAGGGGTAATCATGGCAGAACAGCAAAAGATACCGAAGTTGCAAGTAATTGGGATTTAATGACTTATGAAATTTTAGATTTTTGGAGTAAATTGGTTTTAAAAAATCCCAAATTACAGATTAAATTTGCAGAAACAGAACACATTGTATTTGATATTAGAGGACATAAGTTTATGATGCGACATATTTGCCCAGAACAAGTTGATTCTCCTGCTGGTCGTGTAAAAATTAACGAATGGGCGAGACAATATGGCGTAGAAGGTATCATTTATGGGCATTATCATCATGCAGCTATTAGTGATTGTGATAATGTTAGAGTCATAAGAGGAGGTTCTACTGTTGGGGGAGATAGTTTATCGGATTCTATGGCAAAACATTCAGAACCCATTCAGATAATTTTTGGTATAAATGAGCAAAGAGTAACTACATTTATTTATTTTGTGGATTTAGGAGAAAAGAAATAAATTCGAGGCGTAGATGTTCAATTATCTTACCAAAAATAATGTTAAAGATGGGGTTAATAAGCCAAGAGATAATTCTCTACGCCTCAACTTTTAAATTAAAGGAGATTAAATGATTTTTTTATTGATAATAGGAATTATTTTTATAATAATAAGTATTATGCAAATTACAGGAACACAATATTCTATGGGGTTTGCTAACGGTAGTTTATTAATAGGAAGTATGTTGATTATATTATATTTTTTATTTAAATAAAAAATGAGAAAAAAGTATAAGTATCCAAAAACTAAAAAATTAATTAAACGATTAAAACCATTTTTATTAACATATAAACTTATAGAAGAACGATATTGGAAAGAAATTTGTAAATTAGAAGAATCAATGCAAGAATTAACGAAGATTTCTGAAATAGAATTTATTTTTTGCGATAATGAATTTGTAGGTATTGGAAATTTAGAAAGAACAATGGAATTGATACATAAAGAGGAAATAGAAAATGCCAAATAGAAACACCCCAATCAAAAAACGTAGTTCTTCTTGCTATCAAAATAAAGTAAATAAGATTACTAAATGGTATAATAATCTTTTAAAATTTAGAGAAAAAGAAATCACAAATCCAAATACTAAATTGCCTACAAAAAGAAAACCATTAAAGGAATTAGATTATTATTTAGAAAAAATCACTAAACCAAAGGATTAATAAATGAAATTATATGAAATTTTAATTTGTTTAGTTTGTATAGGAATATTAATTTATTTGAGAAGGAGAAATAAATGACTGAATTATTAAAAGACGGATTGATGATTTTTGGCGGATTAATTGGTGGATATTTATTTGTAAAAATAAGGCAAAAAATAATTAACCAAACCAAAGAAGTTGCAGTAGAAAAATTTAATCTTCCTAAATTTACTTCTGGTATGCTTAATGTTACTTCTTCTGTTGGTTGGGCTAAAGATATTCATTCTTTATTAAATTTAAGAAAATTAATTATTGTAGGAGTTATTATAAGTTGTATTTATGGTTATGGTTGGTATCGAGGTCAAATGGGAAAACCTGTTATGTTAGATTGGCGAGGCAAAGAAGAATATGTAAGATTGAATGAACATTATTTACATATTCAAAAAGATGGAAGTATGCAAGTCTTAGATAGTGATAAAAAAACAGTATTAAAAGAAATTAAAGTAAAGGATTTGGATAGTTTAAGAAAATATCTACGCCCCTATGGATTTATCCTTGAGCCAGTCGTAGTTGGTGGATTTGGAATTAGTAATGCAAATTCAGGAATTGAAGGTGGAATAGGATTAAGATATATGAAGTATTTTAAATGGGTAACAGATATTTGTTTAACTAATGCAGGATTTTATCCCTTTGGAATTTCCTATAAATTAACAGATAATTCGGCAATTGGATTAAGTGTCGGAACAGGATTTAAGAAAGGTGAACGAGGTTTTTTTGAAAGATGGTTAATGAAATTTACTATAAAATTTTAATAAAATGAAAAAATTAAAAAATATTTTAGAATATAAAAAAAGTAAAGAATTAATTAAATTTTTTAATGAATTAGGTTTTAACAAATTATATTCAAAAAATCAATTCGATTTTATGGTTATTTATATTATGAACCATATATTTCAAAAAGGGAGAAAATAAATGAATCGCCTAATTAATGCTCACATTCAATTTTTCAAATATATTTTAATTGAACTTAAAAAGAAAAAGCCCTTAAATGAGCATATTAAATTTATAATTAAACAAGTTGTTACTTATGGGAAATTTCTTTTTCAATTATATAAGGGATTATTTCAAGTTTTAGACCCAAATTATCAGAAGCGAAAAGCCGAATTTAAAAAGCAAGAAGAAATAAAAAAACAAATTAGGGGGATGATTAAACTCCTACGTTACTCGAAGGATAGGATGCGGAAATTAGGAATGAGTAGACAAGTAATTAGAAGATTTTTTCTAAATATGGGTGCAGACGATAAAACTTTACAGCAATTTGCAGATGATTTGACGAAAGAGATAGGAGGATAAATTGCCCTACATTTCAGCAAAAGATGACCGCAGAGAGAAATTAAGAGCAGGAGAACCTGCATTAACAGCGGGGGAATTAAATTATCAGATTTTTTATTATGTTAAACATCAATGTATTGAAGGCTTAAAATCTGAAAGAGTTTATTATACAATTAATTCATTTGTACAACAATTTTTAGGAGATAAACCGAATTATCAGCGTTATAATGATTTAACAGGTGCTTTGCTAAGATGTTATGTTGAAATTAACAGAAGATTAAACATTGATGCAGATTATCTTATAGATATTTGTGCAAGTTATAATGAACAAATTGCAAAGTATGAAGATAAAAAAATACTTGAAAATTCGGATGTAGAATGACAGAATTAATGGGAATAGTTGATATTTTAGCATTAATAGGATTAACATTATTTATAATTTTTGGAGAATAAAATGAAAGCCGAAAAAATTTCTCTTACAATAGATTCAATCTGCAAAGAATTAGGAATCCCCTATAATTCTACTAATCCTCATTATGTAGAGTTAGCGGAAGATGTAGAAAAAATGTCAATAGTTTATTTACAATTAAAAGAAATGATTGGAACTATTAAAGAAATTGAAGACCGTCATAATTTAAAAGAAGTTAGGAAAAAATTTGAAATTATTTTAAAAGATTTACAAATCGCTGACCACTTAATTATAAAATTAGCGAGAAAATTAAAAGAAAATGATTAAGAAAATCGCAATTATATTTTTTGCAGGATTAATAGAACAATTTGGATATACTTTATATTTACTTGCGGTTAATAGATACATGATTATTGCATCAAGCATTTTGATGTTTAGTTATATGACGATTTATCTTTTAATAATTAATAAAATTGCTAAAGACGAAAAGGATTCTATTAAATTATTATTATTTTATGCACTTTCGTCGGGAATAGGAAATTGGATTGCGATGAGTATGCATTTAATAAAATGAAAAGAAAACAAAATAAAGATAAGATTAAATTGGTAGATAGTTCCAAGATAAGATTTGCTCCAGAGATTGAAGTGGAATTACCAATGAGTAAGGATAGCCAAAAACTTATTGAGAGAAATAGAACATTACGAGGCTGGTGGACAGATTTTGATGGAAGTTTAGAAAATGGTTTGGAAATAAAACCAAAAGATAGTAACAAACTTTATTATAATGAAGAAACTTTACTCCAACTTAAAGAAATATTAGCTCTTTTGCGAGTACATAGAGCAAAAATAGGTAAAACATGTGGATTGCATATTCATGTAAATGTTAAAAATTTAACTGATAAACAAATATTAGAAATAATAAAGGAATTCATTATTAAACAGAGATATATTGTGAAACGATTTGAAGTCCATCCTGACAGGTTAGCAGATACTTGTCAATTACTCCCGAAAGAAAAATTAAATAAATTAACAGCAAAACAAATATATAATTTCAGAAGGCAAACCCAAGAATGGTCTTATACTGGATATAATGGTCTTTTAGACGAAAAGTATAGGGCATTAAATGTAAGTCATCTCAAAGAAGGAGATTATGGAACTTTGGAATTTCGTCTTTACGATAGCACTCTTTCTTATAAAAAATTAAAAGAACAGATTCTATTTACTTTAACATTCATTAAGGATTGTTTGGAGAGAGAATGAAAAAACCAACTCGTAATTATTTGCGATTAGTAAATGAACTTATCAATATTCAACATCCTTTTGATACAGAAATATTAGGTATTATTAATTATGACCAAAGTTATCCTTTTATTTCTTTGCATAGTCATTCTAAATTAGCAAAATATAATGTTGTTATTAATTCTGGTGCACATGGTACTGAAGTAATAGGTATAAGAATAATGTTAAAATTTATTGCGGAATTTAATAGAGAACTATTAGGATATTATAATTTTATTTTTTTCCCAGTAATTAATCCTTCGGGATATGTTTATAATCGAAGGAAAAATGGAAAAGGGCAATATGGCAATAATGGTTTTAATCAAAAAGACGAAAATAATTTAACCGCAGAAGCAAAATTAATCAAAGAAGCAATTCCACAAAGAATTGATTTATTTATCGATATTCATACTGACGATAAGAATGGCTTTTATGTTTATGAACGCAAAAGACCCAATACAAAAAGTTTAACTGAAATTAGTTTAAAAGAATTAAGAAAGAATAAAATCCCAATACTCGAAGCAGGAACGGTTTATTATGAAAAATGCGTGAATGGGGTTGTTATTCAGCCAATTAAAGATGGAAGTATGGACGATTCTATGTTTCAAAAAGGAGCCAATTATTCCTTATGTATAGAAATTCCAGAAAAGATACCAGAAGACCAACAAATAATTGGGGGATTAATGTTATTGAATTCAATTTTAAAAAATTTCAAGGAGATAAAATAATGGAAATTTGGAAAAGAATAATTAAAAAAACAAGAGAATTGGTTGGAATAAAATGCGATGAATGTTCAAAAACTTTACCAGAAACGATAAGAACTTTATATTTTGATATATTTACATTGACTATTGGAGATACCCACTATCATTTTTGTAATTGGAAATGTTTGTATAAATTTGCTTTAAAAGAAGAATCAAAAATAAATCCACGAACTGATATTGAATTTGGAAAGGAGAAATAAATGTTAAAAAGATTAGTTAAAGTAATTCTAATGAGTTTATTTGTTATAGGATTAACTTTGGGAATTTGTGATGAATTAAAGTTTAGATATATTACCAGATTAACTACAGAAGGATTGCAAAGTCAAATCGATTATTTAACAGAAAGAAATAATGTTTTATTAAATAATTACATAGAAACAAGGGGATTGGTACAAGATTTAGGAAGAAGTTTAAATAAAATTAAAAATCAAATAAAAGAAGTAGATGTTAATCATATTCTTAATGGAAGTGTTTTTGTTCAAAGTTTAGCAGGTATGGGTTCAGGAACTATAGTCAAGAAAACAAATGAAGGAATGTATATACTTACTGCTTATCATGTAATTGCTGAAAATTATGAATTATCAAAATATGGATTTGATGTAGGAGTTACCGTAGGTTATAGTAGAAGAGATTATACAGATAGAATCGCTGGAATGATTTCGTATGGGGCAAAAATAGTAAAAACAGATGAACGAAATGATTTGGCATTACTAAAAACTTCGTATGATGATAATAATTTGAATGAAATAAAAGTGGCAGAAACTAATCCAAAAATAGGAGATTTAGTTTATTCTGTAGGAAATCCGTTGGGAATGTTAAGAACTGTTTCTAAAGGAATTTTAAGTAATGTGATTGGAGAATTTTATATTTCAGACAATTCTTGCACTTACGGGAATTCGGGAGGAGGATTATTTAATAAAAACGGGGAATTAATCGGGGTTCCTGTTCAGGTCGGTACAATTTATGATTTGGGAGAAAATCATTCTTTATCCCCAGAAACAAGTTTAGGAAAATCAGTAAAACTTCCTATTATTCAAGGATTTTTAGAGGATATAATTAATGGAAAATAAAAGATTAAAATATACTTCATATTTGGCTGGAAGTATAGAATCTTCTTCTCAAAAAGAAATGACTTCTTGGCGAAAAGAAATTGCCGAAAAACTAACAAGTCCTGATTTGGGTATTTATGACCCTGTTGAACAGGAATCTAATAAAGTAGGCAAAGAATCAGGAAAACAAGTAGAATACATTACAGGACTCAAACAAGGGGGTCATTGGGATATTTTCTTTGAAGAAATGCGCAAGATTTGGTGGGGTAAAATAGACATTAAAAAATTAGATAAAATAAGATTACTTATTTATCTTTATGAAAAGGCAAGATTGGAAGGAAATTATTTAACTGATTTTTGTGTAGATGAAACAACTCAAGCAATTGCAGAAAATGGAAGTATAAAATATTATAATGATTTAAATATAGGAGACAAAATTGCTACCTTTAATAAAGAAACAAGGCAGATAGAATTTCAAGAAATTGAAAAATTATATGTAGAAAATTATGCTGGGGATATATATTGTATGCACAGGAAAAATAAAAAGTTTTATTTTTCTCCAAATCATAACATGATATATATATGGCATGAGCAAAATTGTAACATAAAAGAAAGTAAAATAAAAGATTTATATAAGGTTGGTAGAAAAATTAATTTACCTATTTGGAGTGGACAAGATGGAAAATTGGTTCATTCTAATGAAGAAGTAAAATTAATATCGTGGATTTTATCAGAGGGAAGTATTCATTTAGAAAAAAGTTGGAAAAATCCATATAAAAAATTTGGAGGTTGCACAGTTTATATATGTCAATCTAACGACAGTATTTTTTGCCAAGAAATCAGAGAAATATTAAAGAATTTAAAAATACAATTTAAAGAAGATATTAATAAAAAGATGATAATATTTAGAATTCTTTCAAATTCAAGGCAGTATATATTCGATTTATTAGAAATAAATAATAAAGAATATAAAAAAACAATTCCTGTTTGGCTTTATAAATCTTCGATGAATCAGAAAAAAATATTTATATCTGAATATTTGAAGGGAGATGGACGAGAAAGAAAAAATGAAAAAGTATTATATTTCGGAGAAAAAAGTTTATTAAAAAATGATTTTATAAGATTATTTTTGGAATCGGGGATTATGTTTAGATTAACCAAAATGTTATCAGGATATGGCAAACAAAAATATAATTTGAATTTATTGCAAAATAAAGTTGCATCGTTTACTTTTGATAAAAAAGAAAAGTATACAGGTAAAATATGGTGTCCAACTACAAAAAATGGTACGTGGATTGCTTTTAGAGAAGGAATTCCATTTATTACTGGTAATTGTTTCTGGGGCGATTACGAGGCAACTGTTCGTTCCGATTTTATTATTGCTTATTATCCTAAAGAGATTAGAACAGTAGGAACATTAAATGAAATACATACTTGTTATTTATTTAACATTCCTGTTTATTTGATTTTGCCTGACCATCCCAAAACTGAATGTAATTCTACATTGATAGACGAAACTATAGATTCTGGAGGCGAGATATTTTATAGTGTTTTTGATTGTGTTAAATATATTAAAGAAAAGTATAAATTAAGAGAACCAAAAGAAGAAAAAATAGAGGAAAAGAAATAATGTTAAAATTAATTAGAAATTTATTATGCAAATTAGGTTATCATCAAATAGAAGGTTATCCAGGATGGATAGGAGTTCCAGGTAATTATGATTATTATTTGATATGTAAAAATTGTCATTATCATATTGCCAATATTCAAATAAAAGAGAAGAAATAATGAATAATATATTTAGAAGATTTATAAAAATGATTGCAATTATATTTTCGATACCTATTTATATTATTTTAGGAGTAATTGTTGTTTTACTTAAAATGATTGACGAAGGATTGAATACTATTATTCATGTTTATAAATTATGGTATGAAACCTTTGTGGAGGAATATTAAAATGAGAGAATTTAAAACAGGAGCTACCAGAGACGATGATACTACAAAATCCGATTATGAAGGTTTCCTTTCCCCTTTAGTAATTGAACGTTATGGCATTTATATGACTAAACATAGAATTCAATCTGACGGTAGTTTACGAGCATCAGATAATTGGCAATTCGGAATCCCTAAAGATGTTTACATTAAATCAATGTGGAGACATTTTTTAGATGTTTGGGCAATTCATCGTGGTTATAAAAGATTTGATAAACAAAGAAATGAAGAAATAACGATAGATGAAGCTATCTGTGCATTGCTTTTTAATGTAATGGGGTATCTTTATGAAGTTTTGAAAAATAAAAAAGAAGATAGACCATTTATAATTACAGGGCAAAAACCAAAAGTAACTCCGAGACCATTATAGAAAAAGGATAAAATGTTAGACCAAGAGAAACCAAAAAAAACAATAATTCTTCCTGAGAATGTCTCCGTAGATTATGAATTTGAGAAAAAATTGAAGATTTTTTTGAAAAAATCTCAAGATATAATTCGGGAAGTAAAAGAAAAAAAATACTATATCAAACCATCTGAAATAAGACACAAATTAATAGGGTCGATTGAAAGAAAAAGAAAATTAGAAAAACGCAAGAAAAGGAGAAAATAAAATGAAATACGAAAATATTAGAAAATATTTTGATAGAGGAATTGAAGGAATAGAAGAATTTTTACAAGTTCAAGAAATAAAAGATGTTATCATAAGTATTGAAGGTTATCAATCGGATTTCAAAGGAAATATTATTACGGAAGGAACTGAATTAAAAGAGACAATTAGTAGATTAACAGGAATCCATGGAGAAGTTTTAGTTATTGCTAAGATAGCAGAATCTTATACTTCAACAAATGAAGCAAGAGAATTTTTGGAAGCAAAAAAAGAATTAATAGATGACGGAAAAGGCGGACAAAAAATACCTACAGATGATACGGCTAAAGCGAAATCAAAAGTCAATAATTTAGTTTGCGTAAGAACAGCGAATTTATTTGAAGCATATTATAAATCTTGTGGGCAAATGATTATGTCCGCTCAATCATTAATGAATTATTTAACTGGAAAACATCCTGCTGGGCAAAGCGAAAACTAAAATGAAAGAGCAATGCTGTATCTGTAAAAAGTATTTTGATTTATCCAAACTTTATGAATATCGTGGGAGCGTTGCTTGTGGAAAAGATTTTGATAAAGCCCAAGAGAACGCAGATTCTAAAAGGGCAGAAATTGTTGAAGATACTAAATTCCGCACAGAAAGATTTAGGGGTTTGGATATGGGGGATAGTGTAATCGGTAAGGCTAATAGGGAAATCCTAAAAGCAGATATTGAAATAGCTAAGAAAGGAAAACTAAATGGATAAGCTCAGATTACTGCTTCGTTCTGTATATCTAAAAGGACATCAAGACGGGAATATAAAAACATCGGATATGTCTTGGGAAGATAAAATAGTTGAATCCCTAAAGCAGGTTTTCTTGGGGATGTTGCCGAAGGAGAGAAAACTTGATTATTCCAAACCTGATTTTATTAGTAACAATACTGATGCTTTGTATGGCTTCAACTCAGCAATTCAAGAGTTTAAAAGGAGGGTGGGATGAAAATTAATACGGAAATAAATTATCGTTGTTGTTGCGGAGAAGAAATGAAAATAGCGAGTGTTACTTCTGATGGTTACGATATTTATAAGTGTAATCTTTGTGGAAGGGAAGAATGAAAAAATACCAGATAATCTATGCTGACCCGCCGTGGAGATATGAAAATCAGAATACATATCCAGAAAAGAAGATTTTTGTGAATGAACATTTTTATCCAACAATGACTTTAGGTGAAATAAAGGAACTTAATATACCGAGTGATGATAACGCTTGGTTAATTCTCTGGGGAACAGCAAAGATATTACCTCAATGTTTAGAAGTAGTAAGGGCGTGGGGATTTGATTATAGAATTTCAGGCGTTTGGGACAAGGGGAATGGTCTTGGTTATTTCTTCCGTGTTTACCACGAGATTTTGCTTATTGGTAAGAAGGGTAATCCTAAAAACCCAACACATTCAGTTCCTTCGGTTTTCAGGGAAGCAAGAAGAAAGCACAGCCAGAAACCAGATTGCGTTAGAAAATGGATAGACGAATGTTTTCCTAATATGAGCAAGATAGAACTTTTCGCCCGACAAAAGACAGAAGGCTGGGATGTCTGGGGAAATGAAGTGGATAGTGATATAGATTTAACCCCACGAAAGGAAAACTAAAATGAAAAAATTTAAATGTAATTGCGATTTTCATATTATAGAATGTGATAAAAGACCGATAAATGGATTGGATTATATTGGATTAACTATTTATGAATTTCGGTCAGGAAATACAGGAAAACTATTTAAAAAATTAAAAGAATTGGGAACAGTAACTTTAATTGGAAAAGAAACAATTAAATTCAAAAAATATATTAATGGAAAATAAAAGAGTTATAGTAATAGATGGAGGAAACATACAATTCATTGCAATGTATGCCTCAAAAGTAAATCCGAATATTCCTGTAGAATATACTTATTTGAATATGATAAGCGGTTATTTAAATAAATTAAATGCTACTTTAGATGATGAAATTATTTTGGCATTAGATTATTCTTCTTGGAGAAAAGAAATTGATAAATCCTATAAAGCACAAAGAGCCATAATAGCTGAACAAGAAAAAGAATGGCGAACAATTTGTTATGAGAAATTTAATATATTGTATAAAAAAATGGATATAAGTTTACCTATTTCTCAAATTAAAATTTACAAGGCAGAGGCAGATGATATTGCAAGTGTTTGTTGTCGTTATTATAGAGATAAAGAAATAATTTTAATTTCAAGTGATAAAGATTGGGAGATGTTATTGACATTTACAAATGTTTCTATATTTTCTCCCCGAAGTAAAAAATTTAAAAAAGTTCCCAATCCTACTAAAGTTTTGCTTGACAAGATAAGCGGGGATATTTCAGATAATTTATTGACCAAACCTTCTTCAGAAGCAGAATTTATAAAAAGAAAGTTGATTGTGGATTTGATAAATCCTTTGCCCGAATTTATAGAGAATCCAATTAAAGAAGAATTAAGTAAGATAATGCCGAAGAACATCTATCTGCATAAAATACCTTTTCAATCTATTAGAGAGAAATTCAAAAGGATTTATAATTTAAATGAGTAAATTAAAAGTAATTAAAAAAATAATTAAAAATCTTTGTTGGGTCTGCAAAGGTAAAGGTTGCAAAACATGTCATTTTTCGGGATACTGGGAAGAATCGATTTATTACCATATTATAACCGATAAAAAAGGCAATAAAATTTGTTTTTCGGGGGATACAATAAAATGAAAAAATATAAAGAAAAATGTCATATATGCGAAAACATATTTATAAAACGCAGTAATAATCAAATTTATTGTTCGAAAGAATGCCACAAACAAGAACATATCGAATATATGAAAAAATATATCAAGAAATATTATAAATTACATAAAAAAGAAATTCTTAAAAAACAAAAAAAATATCAGAATAAACATAAAAAAGAAATTGCTATAAAGAATCATAAATGGTATTTAAAAAATAGAAAAAAATTTTTAAAACAAATAAAAAAATACCAAAAAAAATATAAGAAAGAAATAAACCAAAGAGCAGTAAATAAATTAAGAACTAATATTAATTTTAAACTTTCTGTTTATTTGAGAAATAGAATTAGGAAAGTTCTTAAAGGCAATCCTAAATCAGAAACTACAATGAAATTGGTGGGTTGTTCTATTGAAAAATTAAAGAAACATCTTGAAAAAAAATTTAAATCGGGCATGTCTTTTTCAAATTATGGAAAATGGCATATAGACCATATCATTCCATGTGCAAGATTTAATTTGATTAAAAAATCTGAACAACGCAAATGCTTTTACTACACGAATCTTCAACCTTTATGGGCGAAAGAGAATTTGAGAAAAGGAGATAAATTATGAACAGAGGTCAAATAGTTCGCAAAAATTTTACACTATATTTAAAGGTTACAGGAGAACCATTAACTAAATCTGCATATTTCGAAATTCAGAATTTCGCTACTAAAGGAATAAAAGAGATAGCTATATTATCAGATGAATTCGATGTCAACCTGTCAGGGAGGAAATAATGATATTACATGCTGGTGATAAGGAAGCACCTTATTATAAAGTTATTGATTTAGTTACAGGTTTAGAAATTATTCATTGTTTATTTGCTAATGATGAAACTGGAGACTATGAAGTTTATGTTTGTGATGAAGAAAGGAATCCTAAATTTATTGGAAGAGATTATTTAACAGAAAAAAGATGCGGTTTTATTAAATTAGTTAAAAAGGAGGAATAAATGCCCACACAAACAATAACAGCAAAGATAACAAAGAAAGCGAAGAATGGTAAGGGGTTTATTTTGGAAGGACAAGAAGGTTGGTTTAATGCTAATGATAAGGTCGTTCCTTTTCTCGCTAAAATTGAGGAAGGAAAAGTAGTTGAAGTTACTTATTTTCAAAAAGGAGTAAAAAGAGAAGTTACATTAATCAAAGAAGTTTCTGGAACAACTGCGGAAGCACCAAAAGAAACACACAAAGAAGATAATAAAGGAACCTATACTAATTGTTCAGTTTGCGGTAAAGAATTAAAAGGAAACGGAGTTAATTATCCTAAATGCTGGGATTGCAAAGATAAAGAACCTAAATCAGAAGTCAGAGAATCTGCAACAGGATTTGTTTGTGAGGATTGTGGAAAAGCATTAAAAGATGATAAATACAAAAAATGTTTTTTGTGTAATAAAAAATCCCCCAATGAAGAAAAATCTCATGTTAATAGGAGAGAAAAAGAAGAATTGGGAGAACAAAAAGAAAGAAAATATACTAATTACGATAATCCTGAGAAAACAGCTCAGATAATGAGAGGCAATTCATTAAATGCTGCTGGGGCTGCTGTGAGTGGAAATTTTGCAGGAAGCGACCCACAGACTATAGCAGAAGCAACAAAGATAATAGCAGACCAATTATTGGATTGGTTAAGGGCTGAATAATTATTCACTATTTTTGAATGTATTATGAGAAAAATAATTAGTTATTGTTTTCGCTGTAAAAAAGATACAGAACAAAATGCAGTAGTAGAATCGCATTTAGGACTTGATGGGATTATTATTTTTATTAATTATTGGACAAGATGTTTAAAATGTGGAGAGAACTGTATTAGCAAAACCAAAGAAATTAATTCTGAGGATTTAGAATAAAATGAAAAAATGCAAATACGAACAATGTCAGTATGATAAGAGCATTTTTTGCATACATCCTAAGAACAAATCGCAATTATGTGAAAAAAAACTATGCCCTTTAAAAAAACCAGGTGATAAATGATTAATGTAGAAGATTTATTAAAATACCTAAAAGAAAAAATTCCTAATTTCACAAAAACTTCTAAACGTGGACAAATTTTATTTACTTGTCCAAAAGAATTAGAACATAAATTTAAAACTAATTCTCCTACGATGACAACTATCCCAGGTTCTGATAAATTCTATTGTCTCTCCTGCGGATTTAAGGGAACTATCTATGACCTTATTCGTTTAGTAGAAAAAAAACCTACTCTTTCTAATGACGAAATCGTTTCCTTTATGACCAATACTATGAAAATAGATATTTGCCCTGAACTCGACGATTATCAAAAGTATGGATGGAGTTTATTTGCCATTGCTAAAAATAGTAAAAAACCATTAAAAGATGAACATTGGAGAGAAGAAGGAGTAAGCACTAAAGAAAAATCAAAATGGCTCAATTGGTTGGAAAATGGATGTAATTTGGCTGTTAATTGCGAATTTAGTAATGTAATGATAATTGATTTTGATGATAAAGAAGTAAAAGAAGAATCTATTTCTCTAAGAGATGAACTTAAAAAATTGTTAGAAGATAATAAAACTCTAACCCAAAATACCCCAAGAGGCGGAAAACATTATGTATTTATATTTGATTCTGAACTTTGTTTTAAACAAAAAGTAAATGTGGCTGGATTAGCCATAGATACCAGAACACATAAAGGATATTTTTTAGTTTCTCCTTCTAAATACGAAGGAAATTCATATAATTGGATTAATCTTGGAACTGAAATAAAAACAATTCCTCCAGAATTAAAATCTAAATTATTAGAAATAATCAAAGCAGAAAAAAGTAGAAAATCCGAAACAACATCGGAATTATCGCAAAAAATAAAAGATGCTACAGAACATCCAATAGAATTAATTAATAATAATCTTGAAGGATGTTGTAATGATACTTTTGTTTGCTTTGGCGGAGTATTAATAAAAATGGGATTATCAATAGATATTGTTAAGGGAATTCTATTTTATTTAAATAAAAATTGGCTAAGAAATCCGATGCCAACAAATGTAATTGAGGCAATGTTAGGAAGTCTTGAAGGGTACCGAGGAACGGAAGACCAAACTCAAGAAAAATCAATTTATGATGCTTGCCAAATAATTCAGACTGACATCTCGGCAAAAGATATTATAGACCATGTTTTTCCTGGAGATAATAAGAAAAGAGCTATCGTTGATAAATATCTTGCCAAGTTACATAAAGAGGGAAAATTAAGTAGACGAGGTAGAGGTAGATACGATTGCAAACAAGCAGTTGAATGGGTCAATGAAACTCAAGAACAATCAAAAGAAATAAATTACAAAATCCCCTATTTTGACGATGTAGCTTATTTTAGAAATGGGGATATTATTCTTATTGGTGCACCCCAAGGACATGGGAAAACTACAATAGCTATTAATTTTATTAAAAAATTTAAAGAACAAGGAATTACTCCATTTTATTTATCTCTCGAAGCGGGAAGTCGCCATGAAAAAGTTGCTGGATTATTAGGACTTACACAAAAAGATTATTATATTCCAAAAGAACAAATAACTAATCCTTTACAAATCGAAATAGAATCAAATTCGGTCAATATTTTAGATTGGATTTATTTAGGAGATGACTTTGCACAAACACAAGCAATATTTAAACATCTCAATGATGAAATGATTCGCAAAGGAGGAATTCTTATAATATTTACTCAACTCAAAGAAGATTATCAATGGTTTGCGGTAAATCTAATAAAATCATTCCCAAGATTTGCTACTCGTTTTGTTTATGATGATGAGACAGGAACAATAAGTCATTTTCAAATAGACAAAATTACCGACCCTCGTGGGCATTATTCAAATTATATAATCCCATGTGAATTTAATTTTGAAACCAGAGAATTAAAAAAGAAAAATAACTTATAAAATGTTTAAATCTTGCCGATATTGCAGATTTTGTTATTATCCTGATTTGGATGATGTAAGTGGATTTCGTTGTGAAATATATGATTTTTTACATGTTACAGAACCTACCAAACATTATTGTTTAAAATTTAAGTTTAGTTGGATAAGATTTTTTGGTTTATTATAATTAATAAAAATGTTTAATAGAAAAAACTACGACAAAAAAAGATATATAAAATATAAAATAGAACGAAAAAAATATCATGCAGAATATTATATTAAACATAAATTAGAAATCTCAGAACATCAAAAAAAATATCAACAAAAAAATAAAGAAAAAATTAAAAAATATATGAAAAAATACCGCAAAAATCATATTATAAAATCTAATAAATATCGCAAAAATAGAAGAAAGGCAGATATTTATTTTAGATTGATATGTAATTTAAGAACACGAATAAATGAAATTTTAAAAGGCAATCCAAAATTATCTACTACTATGAATTTAGTAGGATGTAGTATTGATAAATTGAAGAAACACCTCGAATCTCAATTCGAGTCAGGCATGTCTTGGAATAATTATGGTTACTATGGTTGGCACGTTGACCATATAAGACCTTGTGTTTCTTTTGATTTAAGTAAAGAATCTGAACAAAAGAAATGTTTTAATTATAAAAATCTCCAACCCCTTTGGGCAAAAGATAATTTAAGTAAAAACAAAAAATGACCAATAAAGATAAAGGTAAACAATTAGAGTTATTGGTAGCCGATAGATTACAGGAAATCTTCCAAGAAAACCCTCCTGTTCGTTGTTCCAAAGCCTCAAGTGGAGGGCAGAGGAATACGGAACTTGCAGATATAACAAGTCAAAATGTATTTTGTGAATGCAAATCCCATAAAGGAAAATGGTTCTCTAAAAAAGTATGGGAGGAATTAATAGATTCCCTTCCTTTTTCTACGACCAAGATTCCCTTATATGTAATCGAACATGAAGTGGAAGGAAAATTAATTATGTTATCTTTTGCTGATTTTTGTAAATTATTGAAAGAGAAAAGATGAAAATTTATTGTTTTGACCCAGGTAAAGGAAAGAACATCTTGGCAGGAGAATATAATTCTTTTGATTATACTTTTATTAAAAAAGTAAAGAAAAATCACTTTATGATACTTGAAAAAAGTTATGGAATCCAAGATGAAGTATTGCAACAATTAAAAAAATTAGGATGTATTAATATTCTTATAATTACAAAAAAAAGTCAACAGATTTCATTATTAGAAGATTGGTTAAAAAGACCTATTAAAAATTATGGGCATGGAAATCAGAGATTTTTAGGAGGTAATTAAATGAAAAGACTAAAAGATAAAGTTTGGAGAGATGTAACTATAAAAATAGACCGATTAATAGAACAATATCAAGATAAAATGTATATTGAAAATAGATGTGTTGCTTTTTTAGTTACTATAGAACATGGACAAGGAAGAAAAACCATGTTTAGAGTAGATAAAGAAAAAGATTTATGGAAAGAAATTAAATATTTTGCGATGGTCTATAAATAAAATGAAAAAAATTGGCATCTTTAAAATTTATTTTTATCCTTTAACAATTACTGGATTTGGAATCAATACAGATTATAAATTATTAGAAATTAGTTTGATTTGGTACAATTTAATAATTGATTGGATGGAGGAATAAAATGAGTAATAGAGAAAAGAAAAAATTAATCAAACAAATAGAAAAATATTATTGGTCTCATAATCAAACTCTTATTATTGATACTTGGGAAATGATGCAAAATAATGAGAATGATTGTTTATTTGATGTTTATTTAGCGGATTCGGACATTGGTCTTTTTACTATTCAAAATTATAATGGATTCAAAGATTTAGATATTGCTTTTAAAAATTATTTTAAAACTCCAAAATCCAAAGTAATTGAAACTTGGGATGGAGTAAGGGCAAGTTATATACCACTTTATTTTGACAATACAATTACTTTAAAAACATTTAAACCAATAACAAAAGAAGATATTGTACGTGCGGTTGATTATTTTATTCATGAGATTTTGGGGAAGTGGCTTATTTTTAATATTAAATTTGCGGAAGAAAAAAATGATTCTCTTGGACAAAACAAAGAATTTACGATTATTGTAAATGGCAGAGAAAAAAGTTGGTCATTTAGGGAAATCACGTTTATTCAGGTGATTGAGTTAGCTTTTAATACCAGCGAAATAAATGATACCACAATTTACACAATGACATATAAAAGAGGGGAAGGCAATAAATCCGAAGGTAATATGGTAAATGGTGATACGGTTAAAGTTAAAAATGGAACTATATTCAATGTTACCCCAACTAATAAATCGTAGTTCTATTCTGAAAAAATTAAAGGAGATTAAAGATGGGCAGAAAAAAGGGCGGTAAGAATAAAATAACTAAGGCAAAAGAAGAAATAATTAAAACTCCTCCAATATGCCATAAATTATTAGAAGAACGCAAAGAGGATAATAAAAAAGAAGAAATAAATCCCAACCTTAAACGAGTTGTTAATGATTTGAGCAAAACTTTTGGACACGAAATAATACATTTCGCTTCAGAAGAACCAGAGAGAGAAAGAATCCCTACAGGAATACCTGAATTAGATAAGATGATTAAGGGATTTCCTTCTGGTGCATTTTCTGTTATTTGGGGTAATAAAGGAAGTACCAAATCTACTACTGCATTATATTTAATTGCTCAAGCTCAGAAATTTGGAAAGATTTGCCTTTATTTAGACCTTGAAACTTCATTTGACAATTCTTGGGCAGATAAATGTGGAGTAGATAGAAGTAAATTATTAATTGGTCATTTTGATAATGCCGAAGAAGCCTTAGATACCGCAATAAAGATGAGCAAAGAAAAAGTAATTGATTTAATTATACTTGATTCGGTACAGTCTTTAAGTCCTGAAGGCGAACAAGAAACCAAGAAAGGCGAAACCAAATCCACTTCGGAAGATACCATGGCACTTTTGGCAAGACGTCTTAGCCAATTTTTTAGAATGGATGCTTCAGGAAATTATAAAGGTAATGTAACTTTCATCCTTATCGGGCAAAGCCGAATGGATTTAGGGGGGTACATCAAGTTGGAGAAATTAAGTGGAGGAAAAGCCCTTGCTCATTGGGCTACACTTATTATTAAAGCATATCGGGCTACTAAAGCAGATGCACCAACTTATAAATTTAAAATAGGAGATAAAAATAAATCATTCCCAATAGGATTTTTGATTTGTTACAGATTAGAAAAGAAAAAAATTAGCGGTACAGCTCCAGAAGAGACCGAAACCAGATGCAATTTTTATAATGAATTCGGGTTCAAAAAACCAACCGATTCTCAAATAGAATCGCTGTATTCTGAATGGATTGAGATGGAGAAAGAATAATGAAAACTTTTGTTTGGTTACAAATAGAACCAGAAGAAACCAGAATAAATAGAAATTTATTAGAATCTATAGGATTAATAAATTCAGGAGGAAATGCCAAAGGTTATTCTGATTATGAAGGATATATTACTGATGAACAGATTGAATTAATTAAAAAAATAAATACAATAAAATTACATATTCATTCAGAATTTAAAAAATGAAAATTCTTATATTAGAAGATAATCCTATCCGTATAGAAAAATTCAAACAATTATTGAGGAATCAAGAATTATTTATTTGTGAAACTGTAAACGCAGCTAAAGAAGCATGTTTATTAAATGATTTTCAAACAATGCTATTAGACCACGACCTCGGAAATCAACTTTGGGTGGATTCTAATGAAGAAAATACAGGTTACACATTTGTAAAATGGTTGATTGATAATGAAAGTCAAAAGCAAGCATTGTGTTATATTCATTCTATGAATTTTGTGGGTGCAAATAGAATGATGAATTATTTATTAGACAACGGAAGAGATGCAATTTGGAGACCTTTTCATTTATTAAAATTGGAGGACATATTTTAAATTTTCCGATTCAGAATATAAGTAATTTGGGGAGAGAAATTGTCCTCTTTAATCGCCAACCCGATGGGCAATTGGTTCAGTTTAGGGATAAGAATTTTATGCCTTATTTTTATCAAGAATCTTCGACAGGAATTTTTAGAACTATTAACGGAAAAAAAGTAAATAAAGTATTTTGTAAATTGCCTTCAGAAGTTTCTCGCAAAAGAGACGAAAATTCCTACGAAGCAGATGTTTTGTTTACGAAACGATATTTGTGTGATAAGGTAGGGGAAATTATTAAATCTCCAATCAAATATATTTTTATTGATATTGAAATCCAAACAAAGGGAGGAATACCCAATTATCTCTATCCTAATCAACCAATTACCTGTATTAGTATTTATAATTCTTTATCTAAAGAAATCAAAACATTTTATTTAAAAGATTATGTTGACCCAAGAATTGCTGTTAAAGATTGGAATGAACTTGAAGATAAATTGTTAAAAGATTTTATTAAATATATAAAAGATGAGCAACCAGATATTTTGCTGGGGTGGAATTTTATAGCATTTGATTATCCTTATCTTGCAATGAGAATAAAAAAATTATGGTCATTAAATTTAGCAGAATTAATTAGTCCGATTCAAAAATGTCGCTATGGAAGAAAAGAGGATGAAATTCCTTATCCTCAAGGTATTAGTATATTAGATTATTTGGATTTATTTAAAAAAATTTATAATAAAGAAGTATCCTATGCTTTAGATTCTATTGCTCAAAAGTATTTGGGAAAACCTCCAAAAAAGAAAGTAGATTTTAGCCAAATTACTGAAGAAATTAAAGAAAAAAATATTGAAGATATAAAAGATATGATTGAAATCGAAAACCAAAAAAAGATAATCTCCTATTATGACGAAATTCGCAGAATGGGGAAATGTATTTGGGAGGATTTGACTTGGCATTGTCTTGATGAACAAACAGAACTTCTCACAAAAAATGGTTGGAAGAAATATAATGAAATAAAAAAATCGGATAGAGTTTATTCCATGAATCCGAAAACTTTACAATTAGAATTATCAAAAATTAAAAATCTATTTATTTATGATTATAAAGGAATAATGATAAATTATGATAATGAACGAATTAATTTTTGTGTTACTCCAAATCATAAATTTTTAATGACTTATAATAGACCTGAACGTAATAAACTCAAATTAGAAGAAAATACTATAGATTCTATACCTGATAGAGATGATAGATATTTCTTTGTGGGTTCTGAAGGTTATGAGGGAAAATTTAATCAACTAACTGACAATCAAATAAAACTTATTGGTTGGATAGTTTCTGAAGGACATTTTGAAAAACAATTGAAGGGTATTTCTATTTATCAAAATAAAGGAAAGAAAGCGAATGAAATAGAGGAATTATTAAATCAAGAAAATTTAGGATATTCTAAATATATCCACAAAAAAAATAAATGTATTAATTTTCGTATTAGGGCAAGAGATACAAGTTTATATAAGCAATTATTAAATAATGAAAAAGAATTACCGATTTTTGTTTATGAATTATCTATTCAACAAAAAAGATTATTAATAGAAACAATGATGAAAGGGGATGGGCATTGGCAAACCAAGAATAGTGGTTGTTATTATTCTAAAAATAAAGAATTACTCGACCAATTTCAATTATTATGTATTTTAGCTGGATGGAATGTCAGTACACATAAAAGAATTAAAAACGGATTTACATATTATGAAGGAAATATTGTAAAAAAACCACTTAAATTATTTCGTTATCATGCTAAAAAAGAGATTCAATATGAAGGTAAAATTTGGTGCATAGAAAACGAATATCACAATTTTTTAATAAGATACAAGGAACGAATAGTATTAAGTGGAAATTCAAAAGTACTTGATGTAATGCTTTTAACTGAGGCAAAAAAAATGGGTATAGTACTTCCTTCAAAAAAATATGCGGAAGATATTATAATAGAGGAGGGTAAAGAATTTGAAGGAGCTTACAGAAGAGCAGAACTTGGTCGTTTTGAACAAGTCTATAAACTCGATTTAAGTAGTGCCTATCCCCAAGCCATTATTAATTTTTGTTTAGATATTGCTAATCTTACCGAAAATAAAAATGAACAGAAAATAGATATAACTGACCGAGAAACTAATGAAGTAAAATATTCTATTTATGTTAAGCAAAATCCAAATACTTTACTTCCCATAATTGCAAAAAAATTAATCATCAAAAAAGATATATTAAAAAAGCAACTTAAATCTTTAGACCCAGAAAGTGAAGAAGCAAAAGATTTACAGATAAAATATGAAGCAATCAAGGCACTTACAAATAGCCTTTTTGGAGTAACTGCTCTGAAAGTATTCCGATTATATGATGTTCGAATAGCTTCTGCAATTACGAGTATAGTAAGAGATTTACTCCATTATGTAGAAAATAAATTACAAGAACAAGAAATAAAAGTTACCTATTTAGATACTGACAGTATTTTTTGTCAAACTAAAGAAGACCCAACCAATTTATTAAATCAGTTAGTAAATCAATGGGCTAAAGAAAAATATAATAAAGATAATTTAGGAATAGAATTTGAAACTGAAGGTATATTTGATAGATTATTAGTGGTAGCCCTTTGCCATTACATTGGTTATTTAAAAACTCCTACAGGAATTAAAAAAGAAATTAAAGGGGTTGAAGTAAAGAGAAGGAATAGTTCTATTTTTATGAAAAAATTTCAAGAAGAATTAATAGAAAAAGTTCTTAATAACGAATCTCAAGAAGCGATTATTGAATTTATTGCTTCACAAAAAGAAACAATTAAGAAAGTTCCTATAATTGAAATAGGATTTCCTTCTAAAATAAATAATATACAGGACTATAAAAGTCCTCCCATCTTTTTAAGAGCCTTGGATTATTCTAAGAAATTGTTTGGAATAGAAAAAAATTCGGGAGAAACTTTTTATTACTGTTATGTTAAATCTTTTGGACAAGCAGAAAGACATGCTAAATCAATGAGAAAAAATAAAGAAACTGGAAAAAAAGAATTAAAAGAATCCCACACAATAATAGAAAAAAATGTACTCGCTTATGATGAGGAAACTCAAAATCAAATAATCGAAGTAGATTATGATATGATGATTAAAAGAAATATTTTAGATATTTCAGAAAAAATTTTTGATGCATTAAGATGGGATAAAGAAAAAATTGGAATAATAACTAAACCCAAAAAAGAACGTAAAAAGAAAGAAATACCCGAACAAGAAATTCCAATAATTAAATCTCAACCTACTTTTACTGAAAAAGATTTTATAGAAGAAAAAGAACTTAAACCTTATTATAGTGAATAAAATGGATAAACAAATTCAATTATATTTAGGAGATTGTAAAGAAGTATTAAAAGGAATAGAAGATAATTCTATTGACCTTATTTTAACTGACCCCCCTTATGGCTATTCTTTTATGGGTAAGGATTGGGATAAAGTAGTTATTCCTTCTTCTACTTGGAAAGAATGTTTGAGAGTATTAAAGCCTGGAGCATTTGCTTTTATTATGTCAGCTCCAAGACAAGATGTATTAGGAAGAATGATTTATAATTTACAAGAAGCAGGATTTGAAACAGGATTTACTTCTATTTATTGGGCTTATGCAAGCGGATTTCCCAAGGCAATAAACATTTCCAAAGCAATAGATAAAAGAAAAGGATTAAAAGGAAAAGAAGTAGGTAAAGCAAAAGGACATACAGGAGAAAAAGTAAATAATCATTTAGGAGTTCATGATGATGACAATTATGAATGGAAAGGCGAGTATTCTATTACTGAACCAGAAAGCGAAGAAGCCAAACAATTAAAAGGTTCTTTTGGCGGATTTCAACCCAAGCCAGCAGTAGAAATAATAATTGTAGTTATGAAATCATTATCAGAAAAAGGATATATTGACCAAGCATTAAAAAATAATAAAGGAATTACTAATTTAGATGATTGTAGGATTCCTACTTCTGATAAAGTAATTGCCAATTTTAATGATTTTTCAGAAATACATGGAAATCAATTTGGCAGTGGGAAAAAAATAACTACTATTTCACAAACAGAAAAAAATTCTCGTTTTCCTGCTAATTTATTAGTTTCTGATGATATATTAAATGATGGAAAAGAAAGAACATCAAATAAATCTAAAGATGATAAATCTGCTTCGGGTGGGATTTGGCAAAAATCTACTGGAAAACCAGCAGGACAAACTTATAATGATTCTGGTTCTTTTTCTCGTTATTTTGATTTAGATGCTTGGGCTAAAGAAAATAATATTTCCGAAGATTATAATACTTTTCCTTTTTTAATTTGCCCAAAAGCAAGTAAGAGTGAGAAAAATAAAGGATGTGAAAATTTAGAAGAGAAAGATTGCCAACCAGCAGGATTAGTAGGTGCAATTAATAAAGGAACTGAAAAACCAAGAGAAAAAAGAAGTAATTTCCATCCTACAGTTAAACCTATAAAATTAATGTCTTATCTTATTACTTTAGGAAGCAAAAAGGGAGACATTATTCTTGACCCATTTATGGGTTCGGGAACTACTGGAGTTGCTTGCAAATTACTTAATCGTAGATTTATAGGCATAGAATTATCAGAAGATTATCTTAAAATCGCACAAGAAAGAATAAAAAATACAATAATTCCTAAGAGAGAGGAAGATAGAAAGACAGATAAGGAGGAAGAGAGATGATATTGAAAATAATACAATGTTATGACTGTAAAGTACATGATATAGTATTTGATGCTTTTGACCAAGTTAGATTTTCTAACTGCGATTTTACAAAAGAAGTTATGAATGTCTCTTGTGCCTGTTCTATTTATGAAAAAGAAAATACTAAACTGCATGATGCTTTAAGAATAGAATTGGCAAATGGAGATAATATTTTACATCGAGTTATTTATGTTGACCCATCAATCAGGGTTTATTTGATGAGTAATGAAGGTAAAACAATAGAAAAATATAATTAAATGATTAAACTTCCTCTCTCTTAAAAATAAAGGAGATTAAAAATGAAATTATTATTTATTAGACGAAAATTAAAAATGCAAAATCATTTTGGATTTTATAAATCGGGGTTTAGAAGTTATGCTTATGAAGATATATGGTATGGTTTAGAATTGCCGTTTTTGGATATTAGAATTATTATTAATAAAAAAAAGAAGGGTAGAGTATTTTCTTCTACAGAAATAGAATTCGATGGAAATGCTAATGCAAAAGTAGGAGTTACTGCACATTGTTCTTGTGGTAAAACATTTTGTGATGATGTAATTGCAGGATTATAAAATGGCACAAAATAATTATACTATAGAAGTTAAAATTTGGGATTCATGGGAAAAAGATACTTATACTATAAATGAATATATTTTTTATACTATAATGGAAATAGGAAATAAACTATATTTAATGCAAAAAAATGATTAAATTAAAATTATCAAAATTAGAAAAAAATTTAGGTCTAAAACTTCGCAAGAATGTGATGTGTTTGGGAGTTGATTTGGCTACAGTAACTGGAATTTGTTTTATTGAAACTAAACTAAGTACAATAATAGAAACTTATAGATTTCAAGTTCCAGAAGTAGAAAATCCTAAAGAAAATGTAGCGACAATATTAGAATCCTTAATGTGGTTAGCACAGGATTTGGAGCAAAAAATAAAAACATATAAGAATCCTTATAAAATTTTGGTTATTGAGAAATGTTATATTGGAAAAAATGCTCATACTGCATTAATTTTAAGTGCATTTGCAGGGATTATTTTTGCAAATATTTATCAGCATTTTGAAGAGATTTATTTTATTCCTCCTACTACATCAAGAAAAAATATCAGATTAACTATTTCACCAAAAATGCCCAGAAAAGAAAGAAAAGAAAAAGTCATGGAATTTGTTAGTAATATAATCGGTAAAAAAATAGATAATGATGACGAAGCTGACGCTTTCGTTTACGCTATAAACGGACTTATACAATGAGCGATTGGCAGAAAGATTTAGAAAAAAAGGCAACCGAACTTAACCTAAAAAAGGAGGTAGCAAATGTTCAATTTAGGAGTAGTAGTGGGAGTGATAATAGGGATAGTAGTGGGCGGATTGGCAGCATACGTTTATTTATCAGTAACAAAGAAATAAATAATAAAAATTCCAAAAAAGGAGGTAAAGGCATGATAGGAATCGAAGGAGCATTATCTGATGTTGATGATGTAGTTTCTAAAGGTATTTATAAAGATAGGGAAACAAAAACAGAGATAAAGTTAAATACCGATTTGGAAAAAATTGGTGCTATTGTTAAGATTCTTTTAAAATTTCTCTCAACTATCAGGTCGAATCAACTCTTGACCGAACAAGATAAAGTAGAAATTAAAAAGAAAAAAGCGGAAAGACCCGTTAAGTAGTAATACTGCTGATGTTGGCTAATAACCGCATCAGCCCAAAGATTATGAGATATTGCCCAAAATTTAAAATAAGAATAAATGAAAAATTTGATTGTGTAAAATGCAAATGGAATTTACCTATTTTATTTGATTTTAAAGTAAATTGTATTTATCCTATCCAATTAATTTGGAATAAAGATTTAAAAATAGTTAAAGAAGGAGAATCAGAATGATATTTTGCGAAAAAGAAAGTGGAAAGTATGTAGACCAAAACGAAGAATGTATATGTTGCATTTTTTATAAGGCAGATGAAGATTCTTGCATTTATGAAGATTGGTTCCCTGGATTAAAAAAAGGAAAAGATGAATCTAATACTGACTAAAGATATTTTAGGTGGATTATTAGTTTTGACTTCTATTGGAGATGCTTGGAAATATATTTGGCAATCTAAATCTATAAAAAAAGTAGGTACTGCAAGAGGACATAGTAGAAAATTTATCAATGCAGCACTTTTAAATGATACAACAAAATTATGTTATGGCATAGTAATTGATGATTTATTTATTATTTTATCAAGTTTATTGGCTTTAGGAACCATGAGTTATTTGTTTTGGACTATTTATAAATTTTATCCTTATAAGTATCGTGGGTTACAAAATTTTAGAAAACCAAATACTTTATTATATTTTTGGAATTCAATTACTCCCAATTCAATCAGGAAAAAACTTTAGTTTTTAAAAAAGGAGTTAAAGTTGAAAAACATTCTTATTGCTGGTGATTTACATATTGATTTATCGTCTTTGGAAGAATGTTCTAATGTTCTTAATGAACAAAAAGAATTAATTAAAAAATATAATGTCGATACTTATATTTCTACTGGCGATAACTTTGATAATGTTAAACCTACCTCAAAAGAATTAGACCTTTTCGCTTCTTTCCTAAAAAAAATAAATATTCCATCCATAATAATTTCGGCGCAATCACATGAATCAGAAACTCCTGAAGATTCTATATTAAATCATTTTGGAATTTTATCCAATGCCATAACCATAGTAAAAGAATACCATGACGAAAATAAATTATTTATCGGTCATTTTGGATTGAAAGAATCTAAAATAAATAAATTTGGCGCTACTCATTTTGCTCAAGAATTCAAAAAATTTAGATGGGTAGTTTTAGGGCATTTTCATTCGTTTGAACAAATAGGAAAAAATTGTGTACAATTAGGTTCAAGTCGTTGGGTAGATTTTTCGGAAGCACAAGATAAAATAAAAGTAGTATTACTTATAGAAAATTATGATACTGACAATCCCACTTGCCATTTTATGCCTCTTTTAAGTCCTATCCCTATGATAGACATTGAATTACATCAAAAAACAGATTCACTCCCTAAAAACGAACCTATAAAAGACCCTGTCGAAGCCAAGAAAGTGCCTGAAATGAACCAAAAACAGGCACAATTGCCCATAAAAATGACCGATGTCGGGCAACTTTGCTCCTATTTAGACCAATTACCAGAAAAGACCAAAATCCGCATAATCTTTAAAGATTATAATGGATGGTTGGAGTTTCTCCCACTTTATCAAAAATACAAAAATAAATTCACTATACTGCGAGATAAGAAAGACTTTATAATGTCAAATAATTTAGTTATACCTAAAAATGAAAACGTTTCATTAAAAGAATCATTAATTGATTGGATGGAAAAAAATAATGTAGATGAAAAAATTAAATCAATATTATTAGGAGAAATAAAATGATAAGAAAATTATTGTGTTTATTAGGATTTCATAAGTATTATTGCAAGACTTATAATCATGATAAATTTACTTTTTTTTATGGAGAATTTTATTGTAAATACTGCAAAAAAGAAATAACTATTAAATGAATAAATTAAACAAATACTTTTGGAGGAATTGAAATGAGATGCCCCTTTTGTAATGAAGAGGATTTTGATTTGATAGGTTTGAAATGGCATTTATTAAATGTATGTATTATATTTTTACAAATAGAGGAGATAAAATAATGGCGCACAAACAATGTATAGATAAATTAGATAAGAGATGTGATTGTATTATTGATGATATTATTGAATTAGAAGTAATAAAAAATAATATAAAACATATAGATAAATTAATTAAGAATTATTATTTAATAGGAAGTAACAATGAATTTTTTATAAAAGATTTATCTAATTATCTTAAATTAAAATTGAGGATTGAAAATGAACAAGAAAAATAACTATAAATCATCTTGTTGTAGAGCCAAAGTAAGATTATCTAATCCTGCTCCTGATTTTATTGGAGATAAAAATCCAACTATAGGAACTTGTTATGCTATTTGCACTAAATGCAATCAACCATGTGATTTGCATATTCCTATAAGAAAAACCTGGAAAATAAATCCTAAAACTCAAATCATTCCGAATAAAAAGAAACCAAAATCTACTAAATTAACCCCAAAAGAATTAAAGGAAATACATTTACATGAAGATTTCTAAATTAATTTTAAAGGATTTTCAACTCTTTCAATCCGCAGAGATTAATCCTGCCCAAATTAATCTTATTAGAGGAATCAACCATGATAATTCAAAGGATTCTTCTAATGGAAGTGGAAAATCTACTCTTTTAAAAACTGCCATTTTATTTGCTCTTTATGGGGAGGGTTGCGGAAAGAAATTGAATAAATTAATTCATTTCGGAACTAAAGAGGCAGAAGTGGAACTTGCGTTGAGCCATAATAACAAAAATTACATTATCTCACGCAAAATTCCCTCTGCCCTTAAAATTATTGAAGACGGAAAAGAATTGCAATTTAATACTCCTACAATTGCACAAAATCATCTTAATCAATTATTTGGGGATTATCAATTCTTTAGAAAATATTGTTTAATTGATGATAAAGGAATTAACTTATTGGATTCCTTGGAAGATACTCGGTCAATTATTTCATTTAAAAAAGAATTAATGCAATTCATAGATACTGAATTTGCTCCTATCAGAGAATCGTTATTGAAAAAGAAAAATGACCGAGAAATCTATAATGTAGATAAGAGACTTTATCATTTCTATTTGTCCACTAAACGATGGACTATTTTAGAGAATGGACTAAAAAGATTACAGGAAGAGGAATCAACTATTTTAAAAGATAAAAGAGAACAAGAATCAATTATTAATAATTTAGTTGGGGAAATTAAAGGCAAGGAAAAAGAGGTTTATTATAAACAAAATGAAATTAAAAAAGCCAAAGAAGGTATTTGCCCTATTCTCAGAACTAAATGTGAAAAAATAAGCAAATCTTTAAACGAAAAAGATAATCAAATAAATTCTGAAATGTATCAAGAAATAGAACAACTGAACCATCAAATAGAACAATCAAAATCCAAAACTAAAGAAGAAGAAAATTACTTGAAATACTACAACGATTTGTATGCGGAAGGACAAAATCATATAAAAAGCATACAACAATGTTTAATGAAATTAAAAGAGGCACAAAAATTTTCTGAATATAAATACAATAAATCTGATGTTCAACTTTATGCCGATTCAATCAAAACTTTAGATTCTTTTAGTGGTTATTTTATTCAAGAATGGCTTACTAATTTGACATTGATTATTAATGATTTATTGAAACCTGTAAATTTATCTATAGAATTGACTGACGAAAAAGAGTTTATAAAAATAAAGGATGGAAAAGAAGAATTGACTTATGATTTACTTTCATCTGGACAGATTTGTTTTCTTTCTGCAATATTTAAATTAGGTATCTTATTGCAAAAAGGAGAATCTGACCGAATAATAATAGCTGATGACGGAATGGGAAGTATGGACGAAATTAATTTTAGAAATTTTATAGAAGTTTGCAGAAATCTACCCATGCAATTTTTTATAATTTATCAAGATTGCCCTCAATTAGAAGAAATAAATTATATTAACGTGGAGAGAAAAGATGGTAAAAGCGAGATTAAATAAGAAAAGACATTTTGATTGCAAAAACTGCGAAAATATTGAAAAAGTAAAATTCAAAAATAATGTTCAATTTTGTTTTGGGTTAATCAAAAAAAGATATTATAAACCAGATTGTTATAGATTTTGCATTATCAAAAAGAATAATCGAAACGCTAACGATGTTATGATTGAAGAATTATATAGTTTATTAATGGGATTATCTTCAATTTTATTTCATAAAAAATTAAAAGATACAAATAAAAGGAAAAAATGAGACTTTTAATTTATAACATATTAACTCAAATCATTATAATATTCGGAAGATTAAGAGAAATTTTAACAGATAAATCTATCAGACAGCAAAGAATAGATAGAACTTTTTATTGTTCTAATAATGAAAGGTGGACTTGTTGCGATTGCGGTTTGGAACATCTTACCAGACCCATAGATGAATTTAAAGAAAAATCACATAAATTTATACCAATAAGAATTAAAGGATATAAATATCAATTAAGATTGTTTGGAGGAAAATCTTCTCCTACAATAGACGAAAGTAAAAAATGAACGAAAAACTCCAACGTATTTACTATATTATAGGCATTATCCAGCGAATTAGTATGGTTATCTTAACTTTTTGCATGATGGGTGCAGCATATAAAATTTATAATTTGTCTTTGAAATTTAGTATTGAAATAAAAGAAATTCATCAATTAGTAACTAATCTTTATAATATGATACATGGGAGTTGGTTATTTTAAAATGAAAACTAAAGTAGTTCATTGCAAAAAAGAAAAATCTGATGTTTATATAGGAAGACCTTCTATTTTTGGCAATCCATTCAGTATAGGTGTAGATGGAACGAGAGAAGAAGTTATAGAGAAATATAGAATCTATTTTCATGGTAGACTAAGAGAAGATAATAATTTCTGGAGAAGAATATGGAATTTAAAAGGAAAAATATTGGGTTGCTGGTGTAAACCTCAAGATTGTCATGGAGATATTATAGTAGAATATTTAGAAAAATGATTATAATAATCTTTTATCTTATTTTATTAGCAGCAATTCATGCGAAGATGGAATTAATGTCTGAAGGAAAAATGGGTTGGGGATTACGATTTCCTTGTTGGACTATAAATAATCGCATAATCAATTTATTAATAAATAAACCACTTACGGGCTATCACTTTTATATGTGCCTTATGTTTTTATTATTATTTCATAGTCCTTTTTTATTTATAAGTTGGACAATCAAAAAAGAATTAACTACAATGGGATTATTTTTTTGGTATTGGATAATAGAAGATTTTATGTGGTTTGCCGAGTCAAAATATTATGGATTACGGAATTTTAAAAAAGGTCGTATTTACTGGCATCGAAGATGGTTTCTAAATTTTATTCCTGTTAGTTATGCTTGGGGGATGATTATTGGAACTATTTTATTAATTTTAGGAGGAAAATAAAATGGAAATTTGTTCAGGAACCAGGAGATTAAATATTTCACATGATGAAATTTGTTATGAAGAAAATCAATGCCCTTTATGTGTAGCATTAGAAGAAATTGAACAATTAAATAAAGAAATAGAAAGATTAAATAATTTAGAATAGGAGAATAAAATGATTGATAAAATTTTAAGTAAATTAAACTATGATGAATTGATGTATCTCGAAAGAACAAAAAGAATAACGCAATCTGATGTAATTTTAGAATTATTAAAAAGAGCAAGGAGCAAATAATGATACCAAAGAAATGTAAATATTGTTCTTATCTTGATTATGTAGAAGACGACGATGGTGATACAAGAACTTATCGTTATATATGCACAAAGGAAGGTAGATGTAATGAGGAGGAAGAATAAAATGTTTTGTTTTGAATGTATTTATTGGAATGATAAAGAAGAAAAATGTACTTTAAATTATAAGAAATGTATAGCCGATAAAATTCCTGAACCAAAAGAAGGAGATGAAAATGATAAATTTCTGGATTAGAAAAGTTCAATGGAAAGGATTAGATTCAAACGATGGGCATAATTATTTCTTATTTGCAAACGATTCCGAAATAGCTAAATTTAAAACCAAAGAAGATGCTTTATTATTTCAAAGAGAATTTAACTCAAAAATAGAGGAGATATAAAATGAAAGATTGGTTAGATATAGCAAAAGAACATTTAGAAAAATGCAAATATTTTATCGACCAAGGATGCAGCGAATGTAAAGATTGTATAGAAGATTGTCAAGGATTTCAAATTAAAAAATTATTAATAAAAGCATATAAATTATTTCCTAAAGAATGAAAAAAGAATATATAGAATTTAATTTAGTACAACAAACTGAAAAAACCCGAATTTATGCTGTAAGAAATTGCAAATCGCAATTAATTATTGGATATATTAAATGGTATGGAGCATGGAGGCAATATTGTTTTTTCCCCGAATCAGAAACGATATTTAGTAATGAATGTGTAAATGATATTAAAAATTTCATTAAACAATTGATGGAGGAAAGAAAACATGTTAAAAAATCAATTTAAAGACCAAACTGAATTTGATATTTATCTTGCTGAACAAAAAGTTAGACAAGAAAATGGTTACTTAACAAAATCAGAAAGAGAAATCCTTAAAAAGATGCAAGAGAAAGATTATAAACCTATTCTAATAAAAGAAGAAAAACCTAAACTTCCTATCGTTACTAACATAAATGAATTAAGGAAACCTTGCCTTCCTGTAGAAAAAGGAGAAGATGTTAAACAAATTATTATTGAATTAAAAGAAACTTTAAATAAATTTAGTTCAAAAGCCCTGGGGTTGTCCGCCAATCAAATAGGATATAATAAATCTGTTTGTTATATTAGAGTTCCTTATTTTGACCAAAAAAATAAAAAAATAGAGATAAAAGAACTTCTTCTAATCAATCCAAAAATAGTAGAAAAAGAAACTAAAATAATTAATAAAAACGAGGGATGTCTTAGTCTGCCTGGAATTAGAGTCGATACAGAAAGATATGTCTATATTACACTTTATTATGTAGATGAAAATTTCAAAGAGCATACTTTATTGGCGCAAGACTTAGAATCTTTAGTGATTCAGCATGAGTACGACCACTTGGCAGGAATCACTCTTTTTGAAAGAAAACATAAATCAAAATAAATGAATAATTATATATTCTTTTTACAACATTTTTTGAGATTTTTAATTTGTATCATAATAAATATTTTTGTCCATGAATTAGGACATTTATTAGTCGCCAAAAAATTAAAATGTGGAGTCGATATATTCTCCATTGGATTCGGAAAACCTTTTTATAGAAAAGAATATAAAGGTACTATTTATCAAATTGCTCCTATTTTATTGGGCGGTTATTGCAAACTTCGTGATGAATTAATTACAAGTTCGGATAAAGAAGCCTTTTCCAATCTTCGTTATTATAAAAAACTATTAACTGCAATTGCAGGTTGTTCGGCAAATATTATATTTGGAATCATATTTTATATTATTGGTTTAAAATTGATGAATTTCGATATATTTTATTTTGGGGCGATTGCCTTATCTTTAGGAATAACGAATTTGTTGCCCCTGCCCTGTCTTGACGGAAGTTATCCTATTTTAGTCTGGTTAGAAAAAATTTACGGAAAAGAAAAAGGTTATGAAATAATGAATAAAATATGTAAAATAGGATTTGTAATTTTAATGACAATAAATATTATATATTTACCTTATTTATTTATGTTATTGTGGAAAGGAATACTATAATGAATCTTATACAAATCAAAAAACCAGGAAAAACCACTTTGGTTATGGTTGTAATAAATGCTGGTTCTTTTAATGAAATAGATTCATATAAGGGAATTTCTCATTTTGTGGAACACATGTCTTTTAAAGGTAATCCAAAAAGAAATCAAAAACAGATAAGTTCAGCCATAGATAATGTTGGAGGAGATTTAAATGCCTTTACTGATTTAGAACTTACCGCATATTGGGCAAAAGTAGGAAATTCTTATAAAGACTTGGCAATAGAGGTCATAACTGATTTGGCAACTAAACCTTTATTTCCTGATAAAGAAATAGATAAAGAAAGAGAAGTAATTATTCAAGAATTAAAAATGTACGAAGACGATGCCAAAGATTATGTTTATGAAGTATTTAATAAAACTCTTTATGCCAAACAATCTGGATTTTATCTGCCCATAGTCGGAACTAAAGAAACTCTTCATAATATTGACCGAGATACTTTAATAAATTATTATAAAGAAAAATACAACAACCCGACATTGATTATAGTTGGCGATGTAATGGATAAAGTTAATATAAGACACCCTTACGATATAAAATACATTCCTTCAGAATTGGCAATTTATAAAGATAAGACTTTAATAAAAAGAGATAATTTGACTCAGGCAAACATTTTGGTAGGAAATTCCGTTAAACTTTCCCGAAATAAAACAGAACAGATGTTCTGTTTAATGCTTTTAGATGCTCTTTATGGAGATATGAGTGGTAGATTATTTGATTCTCTTAGGGAAAAAAATAATTTAGTTTATCGGGTTCATTTTGATTGGAATTATCATAGTAATGGAACTATTCAATGGATGGTTTCTGCTGGATTAGATACGAATAAAATAAATAAAGCGAGAGATTTAATAATTAAAGAATTAATAAAACCAATTTCAAAAAAAGATGAAAAAATCCTATTAAATAAAACCATTGGAATTCAAGAAATGGATTTAGATAAAATAGATAATTTAACTAATATGGTAGCAAATTCATTGATTAATGGAACCGATTATGAAGATTTTATTGTTAATTATAAGAAAAATTTGAATCACGCAATAAAAAAAGTTAATGATTTCATAAAAGAAATGAAATTTAATAACAATATTTTAGTGGGAGTTATACCAAAATGAAACTAATTTTAATTCTTTTAGGTCTTTATTTGTCATATCGATTAATATTATGGATACTTGCTTTTTTATTATTAATAAAGGAAATGAAAGAATGAACATAACCGAATACATTAAATTAAATATAATTCTTGGCAAACAACCTAATTTAAAATTTATTTATGAGGATTTAATTAATTTAGGATATTCTCCTATAGAAATTTATGATGCAATAAATGAACAGATAAAGGAAAATTTAAGTAAAGCAATTGGATATTATTTAAGAAAGAAAAATGAAAAAGAATAAACTATTTTGGATTTTTGTACTTAGTTCTTCTGTCTATTTCACTCAAGGAATAGAGGGATTGCCTGGATTAGCTTTGACATTTTATTTAAAAGAAAAATTACATCTTAATCCTTCGACTATAATGTATTTGGGGTCAATTACAGGTCTTGCGTGGTTGATAAAACCATTGTGGGGATATTTGTGCGACAATTATTTAACAAAGAAAAAATGGATTCTAATATCTCTTTTGGGAAGTTTAATAACTTGTCTTTATTTAGGATTAAGTCCTTTTCTTGCTTTACCTATTATTATCTTATTAGCTTCAGTAGGAAGTTGGACTACCGCAGTAAGAGATGTGGCGGTAGATGGGATTATGTGTGTGGAAGGCAAAGAAGCAAATGAATGTGGTAGAATTCAAAGTATCCAATGGACGAGTATCACAATAGCAGGAATCGTTGCAGGTCTTATTGGAGGTTATGTTGCTGACCATTTTAATTATCAATTTGGGTATTTATGTTTGATTCCTTTCTACTTGATTATTGTAGGTATTGTACTACGTTATAGAACAACTGTACTAAAACATAGTACAGAAGAATCTTGTATAGATTGTAAATTTTCTTTAGAATGTGATAATAATGAAATTGGAATTTGTGAAGGATTTCAACCTCGATTTCCTGAAAAAAAAGTTCGTATTTTAGAAACAATTTGTTCATACAAAGACCTGTTTACTAATAAAAAATTCTTAATTGGTTGTTTATTTTTATTTCTTTATAATTTTAATCCCTCATTTGGTACACCCTTATTTTTTATAGAAAGAGATTCATTTCATTGGTCGGGAACATTTATGGGTATTTTAGGAGCAATTACTTCGGGTATAAGTATTATTGGGTCTGTTTTATATTGGAAATTTGGAAAGAAAATAAATATCAAAAAATGTCTATTCTATTCAGTTTTTATTGGAGCTTTCACTACTCTATGTTATCTTTACTTCACTCCAGTTACTGCAATAGTTTATGGAATAATATTTAGTTTAGTAGGAATGTTTATTTTCTTAAATGTAATGGCATGGATGGCTAAAAGTACAATCACAGGCAAAGAAGCCACTTCTTTCGCCTTACTTTGCAGCATAAATAATCTTGCTGGAACTTGTTCTTCATTATCTGGAGCTTTTTTATTTCCAAAAATAGGATTACACCTATTAATTATAATCTCGGCATTGACTTCTTTCTTATGCCTTCCATTAATCAAAAAATTGGAGATAAAATGACATCTTCAGAAATAAAGAAAATTTTAAAACAAAATTTGGCTCGATATGGGAATATTTTTATTCCTGAATTTACTCATGGAAATTTAAGAATTGATGCAATAATTATTGATACTGGTCATAAATGGATTAGAGGATTTGAAATCAAAACAAAAAAACCAGATTTTCAAAAAGATACAAAATGGACTGAATATTCTCAGTTTTGTTCTTCTTTATGTATAGTTTGCCCCGAAGGATTGATTGAATCTAAAGAAGTAGAATCTCCTTTTGGGTTAATTTGGATAGTAAAAACTCCCTATGATTATTATAAAATACGATATATAAAAAGACCTAAAAATTTTCAAAAAAGAAATAGTTTATCTTGGTTTTGGACTTATGTAAATGTTCTTACCTTAGAAATAAGAAGAATATATTTTGAACTTGAAAATTATAAATTAATAGAAATAAAATGAATAATGAACGATATTATTATGATTTTTTAGAGGATATTAGATGGTTAGAAGAAAAATATCCATATATAGAAAAAGATTATCAGCCTTTGCAGGAAGAATAAAAATGAAAGAAAAAATATTTGATATGTTAATAGTAATAGGAATGGCAATTGGATTATTTATAATAATAAAAATAGAAAATATAATTAGGAAGAAAAAATGAATATATTTTTTTGTAGCGACACTCATTTAGGTCATTGGAGAATTTGTCAATACTGCAATCGCCCATTTAAAACTCTAATAGAAATGGACAGTACTATAATAAAAAATATTAATGAACGAGTGAATGAAAACGATACTTTATTTCATTTGGGAGATTTTTGTTTTACTAAAAGTTCAGAAGCATCGGAAGCACCTAAAAAAGCATTTGATTATTATCGGAATCAAATAAAATGTAAAAATATCATATTTATTCGAGGTAATCATGATTCAAATAATACTAATAAAACTTGTATAGAATCTTCAATTATTAAACATGGGGGGCGTCGTATTTTTTTAGTTCATAATCCAGAATTCTGCAATGTCAATTGTGAAATAAATTTAGTTGGTCATGTACATAATAATTGGGAAATAATGAGAGTTAGAAAAGGAATGTCTTTCACCGATTGCATAAACATCGGAACAGATGTGTGGGGATATTATCCCGTTACTTGGAATGAAATTAATCAACGATACCAAAAATGGTTAAAGGAACAAAATGGATAAATTAATTTATGGAATTATTGGATTTATTTTGGGGATTGCAATAACTATTTATTTATGTATAGAAGAACTCGTAGGAGAAAAATTAACTTTAGAAAAAATAAAAAAATTATGGAAACTATTAAATGAATAATATCGGCATTATTTTAGCAGGTGGAACTGGTCAAAGATATGGTAGTTCTATACCCAAACAGTACATAAAACTCAACGGTAAAATTGTAATCCACTATATATTGGATGAATATATTAAATCCAATCTCTTTAGTAAAATAATTATAGTAGTAAATGATTTAAGATATAAATATTTATTCAAAAATTATGATAAAAATTTAATTAAAATAATAAAAGGGGGGAAAACTCGTACTCAAACCATTTATAATGCATTAAAATTTATCAAGAAATATAATTCAGATACCGTATTTTTTCAAGATGCGGTAAGACCTTTAATTAATGCAGAAGATTTGCCACAATATTTGGAAGCACTTAAAGGATTTGATTGCGTTGTTACTTACGAACCAATAACAGATGCTTTATTTGATGATACTGATAGAAATAAATATAAATTAATACAATCTCCTGATGTAGTAAAATTTGATAAACTTTATAAAGAAATAAATATTTTCAATCATACTGATGCTATTTATCAACAATTAAAAAATCCAAAAATTAATTTCATAAAATTAAATCATGCCAATAATAAGATTACCTATCCTTATGACCTCTTTATATTAGAACATTTGATAAAATATGATGAATATACTCCTCGTATTCCTGACTTAAAAAATAAAAATATTCTATTATTAGGTTCTTCTGGAGGAATAGGAAGTGCGACCTATAAAAGTCTGTTGTTATATAATCCCAATCAAATATGGACTCCTTCTCATAGAGAATTAAATCTGTCAGAAAATTTCTCCGATTCTTTAATTAATAAATATTGCGGTCTCGATATAATCATAAATTGTGCAGGAATTCCTTATAAAAATGAAGATTCCTTATTATCTCATTATGAAGAAATGATGAATGTAAATTTTCGTGCTAATGTATTATTAATAGAAAGTGCAAAAAAAATAAGAAAATATCACGATAGACCCATTAATATAGTTGTAATTAGTTCTTCTTCCGCAACAAAAGGAAGATTTGGGTTTACTATTTATTCTGCATCAAAAAGTGCCTTACATAGTTTGGTTGAGAGTCAGGCAGAAGAACTTGCCAAAAAAGAGATTTATCTCAATTGTATATGCCCTGAAAAGGTTATTACCCCCTTTTGGAAAAAATTAAAAACAAAAATCAATAAACAAGAATCATTAACTCCTCAAAAAGTAACTGATATGATTCTGTCTTATTCTGATACCAAAGAATTCGGAAAAATAATTCATGTAAGAAAAGGATTATATGAATAAAATAGCAATAATAGTAACAACAATAAAACGGGATGAAATGATGATGAAATGTGTTAGTTCTCATCTTGATAAAAATATTACTACTTATCTACTTGACCAAGGAGAAATAACTTTAACAAAAAAACGATTTTATAAAGAATTAGAAAATCGAGGAAATCATATTTATTGTATTTCAAAAGATTTTGGAATCCCTGGAGCAAGAAAATTCTTAGTAGAAAAAGTTACAGAACCTTTTGTATTGGTTGCTGATGATGACATAGAATTAATTTCTAATCCTAATGAAATTCTTTATCATTTTAATGAAAATTCAAAATTAGGTATCATAGGGGGATGTTGTATTAATAAAGCAAAAAATGACATAGAACAACATTACGAATATGCCTTAGAAATTAAAAATCAAATTTTATATCTTAAAAATTCTAAAAAAATAGATTTAGTATTAAATTTCTTTGTAGCAAGAAGAGAATTATTTAATGACATTCAATGGGATGAAAGATTAAAATTAATGGAACATCTTGATTTTTTCCTTCAATTAAAAGAATTAGATAAATGGGATATAATTTATGATAAAGAACTATTATCGAATCATTATTCTTATGGATTGAGACCTTCCAATTATTCGATTATTAGAAGAAATCCCAAAACATTACGCCAATGCCAAGAAATACTTTATAAAAAGTGGAATTATTTTAGAATGGAGAGAGATAAATGGCGGAACATCATTTAATATTAAAAGACTTAGAAATTGCTCTAAAAGTAACAAAAGAAATGAATCTACGTATATTTTTAGAGGGAGGTACTCTTTTAGGTGCTATTAGAGAAAAAGATTTTCTATCTCATGATTGCGATTTTGATTTCGGAATATTAAGAAAAGAATTTTCTAAAGATTCGCAGAAAGAATTAATTGCAAAGTTAACAACTGTTCAAGATTTTACATTTAAAGGATATGAATGTAAAGCATTTAAACAAAGAGTAGAATTTGGAGATAGACCTTATATGATTAAATTTTGGTCTAAATATGCTCATTGGAATACTGATTTTTGGATTTTTGAAGAAACTGAAACCGAATATTATCATAGAGGATGGTGTGGATATTTTTATTTTCCAAAAGAATGTCTTAACACTTTAGATGAAATAGAATTTTTGGGATTAAAAGTTTTAGTTCCTCATAATCCAGAATTATATTTGCAATGTATATATGGCAAAAATTGGAAAATTCCTAATCCTAATTTTAAAAAACCGAATGATTATAATAATTGGGAAAGAAATTTAAAATAATGACAAGAAAAATCTTCAATCAAAAATTAAAACTTATTTTAAAAAATAAAACAATTCTCATTACTGGAGGTACTGGGTCTTTGGGAAGAGTTTTGACTAAAAGATTATTGAGTTTTAATCCAAAAAAAATAATTATTTTTAGTCGAACTGAGGATAAACGAGCGAGAACAAAAAAAGAATTTGAAAATAAATCAAAAAAAATGATAATTGAATATATTCCTGGGAGTATATTAGAAAAAGATAAACTTAAAAAAGCATTAGAAAATGTAAATATTGTTTTTCATTTAGCAGCGATGAAACGAATTGAAGAATGTCAACAACACCCTAAAGAAGCAATTGAAATTAATCAAGGAGGTACTTCTATTTTAACTGAATTAATTTTACAAAATGGAAATATAGAACATGTGATTGCCGCAAGTTCAGATAAAGCCACTAATCCTTCTAATGTTTATGGAAATACTAAAAAAGCAATGGAAGACATATTTATAGGTGCCCAACGAGGAGCAGAAGGAAGAAATATAAAAACTAAATTTTCATTGGTTAGGGGAGGAAATTTCCTTGGTAGTTATGGGTCTATTTTACCTATATGGATTGATACAGCAAAATCACAAAAAGTATTAGAAATCACAGACCCAAAAATGAAACGATATACCTTATTATTGTCTGAAGCGGTAGATTTATTTTTGTGGACATTATTAAATTCAAAAGGAGGGCAAATAATTACAAGAGAAATGCCTATTTTTTGTTTGGGAGATTTAGTAGATGTCATTTCAAAAATTTATAAAGTGAAAACAAAAACAATAGGAATACGAATTGATGGGAGAGAAAAAATAGTTGAAGAATTGATTTCAAATACTGAAATTCCATTTACAGAAGAAACCGTCTATCCATTTAATACTAAATATTTGAGTAAATCTAAAAAATTTAGAATTTTTATACTTACTCCTGGAAAAAAATCAAAGAAAAATATTACTTTCAATACTTTTGATTCTTCTATTTGTCTTTCCAAAAAGGAACTTTATAAAATGTTAAAACAAGGAGAACCATCTCAGGGAGAATGGATACCCAAAAAATGAACAATTCAATTTGTTTGATTATTCCAACATTTAATAGAAGTCATTTAATACAAAAAGCGATTAATTCTATTTATTATCAAGGTTTTGATGAAATAATTGTAATTGATGATGGTTCTTCTGATTTTCATATTAAAAAAATAGAAGAATTATTGCAACAATATCCGAGAATAAAATTTTTAAAAAATAATTATAATCTCGGATTGCCCAGAACCAGAAATAGGGCAATTATTCAATGCAAATCCAATTGGATTATTTTTTTAGACGATGATGATTTTCATATCTCCCCTGAAAATAATTGGGGGAAAAAATTAAAAAATTTTATTTTAGAACATCCAGAGGCAGATATAATTACACATAGATTAATAAACATTGATTCATTTAATTTGGACATGCATTACTATGGAAAAGAAAAATTTACTTTGGAAGAATTAAGAGAAAATAATTGTCTTCCAGGAACTTGTTTATTCAAAAAAGAAATTTGGATAAATATTGGAGGGCATAAAAATATTTCCCACAGCGATTGGGAGTTTTGGATTAGAGCAAAAGAAAAAAACTATAATTTTTTATTCTTTCCAGAAAGTTTTTATTGTAGAATAGAACATTCCGATGGTCTTCAAAATATAACTAAAAAAAATCTTGATTATGATGAATGGAGAAAAAAATATACCAATAAAAATAAAAAATTAATAATTCAATTAGCCACCGTTCCTTGTGCAAATTGTGGTTATGAATTATCAAAATTAATAAACGCTTATTCTAACAATTATACCTCAGTATATATTTTAGGAAAAGAATATAACGATAGTCCAGTTGCTCCTTTTCGTAAATTTCCTCATGAATTTTATTGGCAAACACAAAAGAATGAATGTATAGAACTTATAAAAAAAGCAGATATTATTCATGCTCATCATGGGTTTTATTTTGAAGAAATTGAACCTTTATTAAAAAATAAAATAGTTATCACTACTTTATATGATATTCATTCATCTTATAATGAAACTTATCTTAACCAAGTCAAAAAATATAGTACATTCCTTACTGTTGCTGACCAACCTTTACAAAAAGAAATATATAAAAAATTGTCAACATATACCCTTCCTATTATTAGATTTTTATTTGAAGAGTCAACAATCAAAGACAATCCCGTTCCATTAATAGTTTTTGCTCCTACTATTAAAAATTTAGGAAATAGGATGCCTTTATGTTCTAAAAAAAGAGAAGAAGTAATAGAAATATTAGAAAAATTAAAAAAAGACTCAACTTTAAAGTTTGAAATAGATTTAATAGAAGGACAGCCTCTTGATGAAAATCTCAATAGAAAAAGAAAAGCCGATATTATAATTGATGATATGAATAATAATTTTGAAGAATTTCATTGTACCTCTCTCGAAGCAACATGTTTCGGAGCAATTCCATTAACCAGTTATAGTGGAGAAGACTATCCTTTTATAAAAACAAATATTGAAACTTTGGAATCGACTTTATATTTTTATATAAATAATCCAAAAGAATTAAAAAAAGCACAACAAAAAATAATAAATTGGAGAAAAACCTTTTATACTCCAGAAAAATTGCTATTCCTTTATGAAACTCTATATCAAAATTTATTAGAAAATAAAGCAAAAACAAATCCAAAAATTATTATTGATAATAATGAAAAAATTGAATCCTTATTTAATATATTAAACAAAAATAAACTTTATTATTGGGTAGCAAAAGAAACTTTATTGTATATTATTCAAAAAAAAGAAATTACTGAACCTCTTTTAAATTTGGGAACGAATAATGAAATAAATAAAAATATTATTTTAGATTTATTAAAAAATACCGATTTTAAAATTGAAATAGAAATAAACCGTTCTCAACATATAAAAAATTATAATTATAAAAATATTATAATAACAGTTCCAAAACCTTTAATTCTGTATCTACGAAAATATACTAAGAAATCTTGGGAGCAAATAATAAATGATAAAAAATATAAAAATAAAGAATGGTTAAAGAAATGATTAATTTAACTAAAAATATAACTATAGTTATTTCGCATCCAGATGATGAAGTTATCTTTTTTTGGTATGCATTACCATATACTAAAAAAATAATTTGTTGTTCATCTGATTTAACTAATACTTGTTGCCCTCAATGGAAATATAGGAAAACTGCGTTATTTGAAATCGGAAAACTTATTGATGCGGAAATTATTTGTTTGGATTATTGGAGTCGATTTTATCGTTGGGCAGAAAATAACAATTCCAGATTGAAAAAGTTTAGTAATGAAATATTAAAATTTGTTAATAAAAATGATATTATTTTTTCTCATAACCCCTGGGGAGAATATAAAAACTTAGACCATATATTAGTAAATAAAATTTTAACTCAAAATAAAATTAAGTTTCTGTATTCTAATATTTATTTCTCAGGTGGAGATTTTAAAAAATTTCATCCTTCTTTACCTAAAAAATCAATAGGAACCTTTATAAATGATTTGGATTTTTACAAACAATGTCAAGACATTTATGATAAATATAATTGTTGGACTTGGCATCAAAAACCCATATTAAAAGTTAAAATATACCAATGTATATAGGTAAATCTGTTTTAGTCAAACATAATGGAATTGTACAGGAAGGAAAAGTAGAAATTATTTATGATGAGGATTTGGATATTAGATTAGAGAATGGAGAATTAATTAGGCGAAAGTATTGGGAAATAAGGAAAGTTAAGGTAAAAGATGAAGAATAAAGCCTGTATGCACCAAAAAATAATAGATGGGCTTACTTATTGTGGATTAAGTGGAGGATTGGCATGTAATGATTGCCTCTGTATTTATTGCGGTAGAAAAATGCCCAATCCTGAATTTTTAAATAAAAATAAAAAAACCTGTAAATGGTGTAAAAATGAATTTTAATGAAATTATACTTATTGGTGGGGGAAGTAGTATAAAACAGGTCGATTTTGGCACTTTAAAGCCACTTTTAGCCACAAAGTGTGTCCTTGCCATAAATTATGCCTTTCTTCATTTCCCTCATACTTTAACTGTTTTTGGAGACCACGATTTTTATGTTCCCTTACAAGCCAAAAAAAACCGCAAGAACCATCCAGATATTTATGAAGAACTCAAAAAAGAACTCCTAATAATCTACGCCAATGATAAAAATGATTTAAAAGAATGGCAGTTATCTAACACTATTTTTATTAAAACTGGAAGCGAATACAATATCAATCCATTAAAGAGGGATTTTTACACCCACTTTTTAAGTGGAATCTATACTCTTTCTTTGGCACAATTTTTGTTGGATTATAAAGGAGTTATTTTTCTTTTAGGTTTCGATTGGGGTACAATTAATAAAAAAGATAATAATATACATTACTATTCCAAAGAAGAAATTAATCATAGAGGAATGAATTATACTGCCCCTTATACTGGACATAATCCATCTCAATATTTCGGGCATTTTAAAGAGCCAAATATAAAAATCTATAATGTTAGTCCGAATTCAAACATAACCAATTTCGAAAAAATAGATTATAAAAAAATGTTTGAACTTTTATCAATTCAAACATTTAATCAAGAAGAATTGAGACAAGAAATTAAAAATAAATTAAAATAATCTCTATCTTAAACATGCAGGATTATAAACATTTATACTTGCTTTGGCTTTGGGAAGAGAAGAATTATTTAAAAATCCAATAACAAAATAAACTTTTATATTGCCATTTTTCAATACGTTATCGGGATTCTCTAAATCTTCATATATTTCAAAAATTGTTTCTGTTTTTAAAATATCAACATCCATATCAGAAGATAATAAAATATCTACATTAATAAAAGGTAAAAATTTTTTAGGAAATTTTGAAAAAGGAATACTAAATTCCGCATATCCAATATCCCTTCCTGCTGTAGTTTCAAATCCTTCAAACCCCATTAATGTAAAATCTCGCCATTCGGTATCCAAATGTATTATTCTTTTATCATAATTATTAACATTTAAATCAATAAGATTATCTACTTTAATTTCATTATCTTCGAGAGAAGAGTATTTATTTTCTGATTCTCTTAATTTATCATAAATGTATCTAATTTTATTTCTCATATTTTTTCTCTTCTTTATTGTTGCTTTTATTAGAAACCGCAATCATAAATTTATTTTTAATTATCTTATTTTCTTGCCCCGATTTTTCGATGTATCCTGCCATTTGTTTATTTTTTATTATTTTAAAATTATACGGGGGTTCGGTATGCCCATATTCAAAATGCCAAAACCAGAAAGGATATTCTGGATGATAAAAAGTATAAATATAATCATAATAGGTATGAATCATAGTCCATTCAGTATATTGAGGAAAATTATAGGATGGTGTTATTAAATATTCTGATTCTTTTTCTATAAATTTATTCCCAGAAATTATTAATTTGAATTTATTTCCTATTTCTTTCTTATTTTTGCCTGTTTGAATAAACATATATCCGTTTTTTCCTACTTTATTTATTATAGATTCTTCATATAAAACTGGTTCGGGTATATTCATATTCATTGTAAAAGTATGCCCAATTGCATCAGCTTCGTCTCTGCGAGGTTGTACAATAGCTAAGGCTGCTTCATAAGTAGTTGTTGCTCCATCACCAGAAGAAAAAGGATATACTAAATCCCCGCCAGGATTATATAATCGAATTGGATATATATGATTACTATCCCAATATATAGGTACTTTACCATTTGAAAGTGGAGAACCAGGATATTTGGCATATACCGCATTTTTATCTAAATCTGCTTTCCAACAGCAAACTGTTTGAGTTGGCACTCCACCTAATATAGTAATAACTCCTTTAAAAATAGTTCCCGAAACATCTGAACTGAATTCATAATAATTAGCAAAAGTATATACTATTTTTTTACTACAATTTTTTAATAAAGAAGTATTATCAAAGATAATGGAATAATCTATTGCATCTAATTGTTTTTCAGGAATAGATAACTCTACTTCCTTATTATAAACTATTTCTTTATACGTAGGAGGAGGATTTTCGGAATAGGATATAAATATTGGAGTATATTCTTCCATTTTAATAAGAGTTAGTTATCCAATCGGTTTCTAAATATATTATTTTCTTAATAAAATTCTCTCTATTTAAATCTTTAACATTATATTTTATATTATCTAATTTATTAGATAAAGATTCGTTTCTTTGAATTAAATTATTTATTTTATGTTTTTGTTGTTCGTAATTCATTAAAATCTCCTCTATTATTACAAGTCAAATAAATTTTTATATAAACAGGAATATCATGAGTAAATGCAACTAAAGTAGTTATTTCTTTTTTAACTCCATCAATATAAAATTCTACTGTATCTCCTTTTCTAACAAATCTTAAATTATAATATTTGTTATATTGGCAATCATCCCAACTATTAGTCAGAATATATTCTCCTTTTACCTGACTGCCATTAAAAACTTTCAAACCCAATTTACCTGAACTATTTCTATAAATTCTAAACTGTTCATTTACATATATGGGAGATTCTCTATATAAATCTATTTCTTGACCAAATGAAAAAAATCTTTTTGTTAATATTATGTCAAAATTTTCTCTTTCTTTCTCAATAGAAGTTATCTCGGATATATCTATTTTAAAAAATAAATTAAGATTATCGTCTTCTTGAGTAAAATATTTTTGTATAGAAGGTCTCAATATTTTTTCCGATAAATCTTTTTCATAACCTTCTGATGTACTCAAAACAGGAATAATCCTAATATTGGGAAAAATTGGTTTTTTGTTATTTTTAAAAGTAAAATTAAATTCTTTATATATAGGCAAAAAAGTAGATTCTCTCGCAATCACAATATATCTACGATTGGGTAATATATCAAAAGATAAGATTTTGATATTACCTGTTTTTACTCTGCCCGAATCATTTTCTATAATCTCTAAACCATAATATAATTCTCTTATTTTATGTTTCGTATTTTCGTAATTATTCATCTATTTCTTCCTGATTGGATAAATCATATTTTTTTAGTATTAAAGTTGCAAATCCTATGTCTTCTACTGGTTCTTCTGGTGCTTGGTCTTGAAGTCTTTCTAATTCCCAATTAGATTTTTCGTTACTGCAATTCAAACTAACTTTCATTGACCCAGAATCTATATTTATCTGCTTTATGCTTATCGGAAATCCGTTATCATTTTTATAAATATCGGGAACTGTAGTATTTACAATATTTAATTTTGTTAATAATTTCAATCCATAATACAAATAACCATCTAATGTCAAATCTATATTGCCAGAAGTTCTCGGAAGAATGTCTCCATTTATATTTTTAATTTTTTCCAATTCAATTGCAGCAATAATCATATCATAAGAACGATAATCATAAGATTTTTCTTTAACACTATAAAGTCCATCATCTTTATCTTCCCCATGAAGATAAGTTATTTTCCATCCATTTTTTGCAGAAATTTCTTTAAAAGGAGCTTCTCCTAAAGTATATATTCCTAATTCTTCCTCTAAATCCTCTAATTTTCTTTGATAACTATAATCTACTCCAGTAATTTCATATAAATCGCTACTTAAAGGAGCCAAACTTGTTCCTATATAAACCCAACCCGAGGGTCGATAACCTCCTGATAAATCAAACCAAGTAACATTAACTTCCCAAAAATAAGTATAATTGGGAATAAATTTAAATGTTCCTTCTTCTATTTCCAAAGCAGTTTGTTCAGTAGACCCTCCCACAACATACCAATGAATATATCGTTCTGTTATTTTAGTTCCTAAATTTATTTTTATTCCTTTATAATATTTTGGATTTTCCTCTCTGTTAGCAACAGTAGGTTGTCTTGCTATTAATGTCTCATTAGCAATATTATTGTTTATATATGTATAAGCCAAAATATAAGTATTAAATGTTAATGCATTTGTTATATTTTGTACCCATCCAGTAGAATTCCAATACCATCCATCTCCAGAAATAATTACATTGCGAGTATCAGTAAAAGGATTATCTATAGAAATATCATTCAATAATATATCATATAAATGTATTTGCTCATTTAAATTAGTTAAAGGCAAATCCTTGGTAACTATATTATAATCTTCATTTATTTCTTCACTTTCACAAGATACCTCAATTCTTTCTTCTGAGCTACTGCAATCTAATTTTTGAATTTTTCCTGTAAATTGCAATTGGGCTTTTATAAAAATAGTAACTATATTATTGTTGGAAATTTCTACAGGATTGTCAATATCATCGTGTTTTCTTGTTAAAGTAAACGAAGCGGTACTCTTATTGTCTGCTGTATGGGTTACTTTAATAGAACTTAAAATTAAATCATTATCTGTTAATTCTACTCCATCTATTTTAACATGAAAATCAGTTCTTGCTATTGGATTAGTATAAGTAATTTTATCATATTCTGTTTTTAGAAATCTTAAATCGGTATTTATTGTATCTTTAATTACTTTTCTTGTCCTTAAAGATGATAATAATGGAAATGCTTCGGGTGTATTTATTATTAATCCCTTTAAAGTATTTAAGATAGTATTTATAATTCTGGTAAGTAATCTTCTTGTCCTTAAAGATGATAATAATGGAAATGCTTCAGGTGTATTTATTATTCCATAAGTTGCCTCATCAATAACAAATAAACTTTCGTCTGCATTGGTATCTGCAATAAATGTAGTCAAATAAGTAGAACTATGTGCAATTGAAACTAATTGTTCATCTTCTCCTATATCAAAAATAGTTTGATTAGCAGGATTATTTGCTTCTACTTTTGCTACTTTGCCATTATCTAAAGAAACATAAATAAACTCTCTGTCATGATTGATTACTAAATCTTTTGCATTTTGTTTCCCTGTTATTGTATATTTTGTATATGAAGTAGGATTGGATAAATCTATTTTTATTATTTGTGCAGGATTAGTATCGGTAACAATAAAAGCCTTTGTATTGTGAATAAATTTCCCTTCGTATTCAATAGTAAATTCGATGTTAGAATTTATTGTTTTTTGAATTCTATTTACAAATTCAACGTCAGATGTTAATGTTTTTTGTGCTCCAACTAATTTAAAATGAACATCTGAATTAAGATATTTTCTTTTTGTTCCTGTAAATTCTATATCTGAAGTTAATGTTTTTTGTGCTCCAACTAATTTAAAATGAACGTCAGAATTAATTTCTTCTTGATAAGTTACAGAAGTAGGAGCAATATAACCTAAATAAGAAACCCGAAATTTTATACCATTTACTGTGGCTGTTTTTACTACTTGAGTATCTAATAAATCATTTGTTGAAATAGAAATATCCGCAGAAGCATTCCCTGTTGTTGCTGTTTCTGAAATAACAACAGATAATCCTTGTGAACTTGCATTTTTTCTTAAAGTAAAAGTAAAAGATTGGATTCCCCCACCAGAATCTGGTGCAATGCTCAATTGAGCATATAAATTTTTAATAGTAAATGCAGAAAACAATTGGTCTGCATCAGCCTCACCTGTTGAAGTATTTGCTATTCTTGAAATACTTATATATTTAGTTGATGCCGTTGACCCTAAATTATTATTTGTAGAAATGTATCCTAAAATAAAGTTTCCTGCTGTATCTGGAACAAAAGTTAATCCAGTTTCTATACGAGGACTTGCTGTAGAATCTCCTGTCATTCGAATACAGATTCTATCTCCTGCTACAACAGTAAAATTATGAGAAGTATCGTTGTTGTTTTTTTGACTTGCCCCACTTAAAGTTGTTGTTACAGTTTGGTCTGCATTATTTTTTCTTACAGTAAAAATTAATGATTTACCAGCCCCTGCTGCTAAGGAAGAATTAATATAAAGATTTTTTATAGTTCCAGAACAAGGAATTATTAGTTCCACATCAAATTCTGTAGCAGAACCACCACTAAAACATGTTATTGGTGCTATAAAATAATTATTTGCTACCACAGAATCACTTCCTGAAGCAGATAATAAAAGAGTCTCTCCTGAAGTAGTAGGAACAAAATCCATAACCCAAGTTGCTCTAACTGCTGTAGGAGTATTAGTGGGTTTTGCTTCTATTGTTATCAAATCTCCAGCGATAACAGCAATTTGATTTGATAAATCCGTTCCAGTTGTTGCAGTTTCAAAAATAGAAATAGTTAAAAGTTGAACTACGCCATTTTTATAAAGAGTTATGTCGTATTTTTTTCCAGAACCACCTGTTCCTGGAGCAGCAGATAATTCTACTCTGAGATTTTTTATAGTTCCAGGAGTACTTACTATTCCTTGACTACCTGCTTTTGCAGTACCTCCTGTTGCTTCTCCAAAAGGAGAATAGTATTTCGCAGTAGAAGGACTTGTAGTGGAGATTCCTCCATTTATTATTTGTGTAGTAATTGCCATATTATTCTCCTATTACTATAAAATTTCCTACTTCATCTATGATAAGTATTATTTTCTGATTTTTTCCGTCTTTAATGTACTGGAACCCAAGATGGTATTGAATTGTGTGGCTTTTTTCTTTTAAATCCTGAGTTCCTATCTCTATTTTACGTCTTCTAAAATAAATAAGTCGAATGTTTTCTTTCTTCTCTACTATATTTGGTTCTCCGCAGTCATTAAATTTTATAAGACCTTTTTGTAAATCAACTATAAATCTTATGTCCTTTTCTCTATGATATAAATGAAAAAATTCTAATTCATTTATTCTATCTAAAACTTCTTGAAATCTGTGTTCTTTCCCATTTTCAAACTGAAAAATAACTCCATTATCGAATTCCGCCATCCAATAAAAAGAAAGTGAATCCATGTTATTGTTTCCACTTTCCAAATTTAAGTCAATTGTATTTGACATTTTTTCTCCTAACCTATTGATATTACTTAACTTTCGTCGTAACTGAAAGTAAAAACTTTCTGGTTACCTGCACCGACTTCTGTATTTTCTGTACTTTGGTCTTGTAACTTTATATATTTTGTATAACCCGAAACTCCCGTAGCCCCATAAACTATAGTTGCTGCCCCCTCTGCTGACAAAATTGTTAATGCAGTTCCTTCAGAAATAGGAATGTCATCTACTCCCGTTCCTGCCATAGTATCTTGGGTAGGAGTTGCATAAGCAACATTAGCTTCTGCTTTAATTGTTTCTTCTGTTTTATAATCACCAGAAGATTTCCATAGAAGCATATTCGAAATTTCAGTCCAAGTACCAGTAAATTTACATCGAAGATACTTTATAAAAGAATTTTCTCCAATAGTAACTGGATTATCCGCAGGAACTATTTCTGAATCATCAACACTACCGAAGTTTAAATTAGCAATATCCAAAGTCTCTACTTGACCAACAAGATTACTTTCTGAGAAATGATGTACAGCTCCCATTGATTTTCCTCCTTATTTGAAAATTTTTCCTATTAATTTTTCTGCCTTTTCCATAAAACCATCTAAAGTATCTTCTTTTGGCAATGATTCCATTAAAATTTTTCTTATCATAAATAAAATTCTCTCAATAAAATCATTTTTCGTAATCATGGTTTGCTCCATTAAGATAATGTATATATGGTATAATGCCACGTTCCAGACGAATACCAGACTTTTACTAATTCTGAGGGGTCATTATTTGTAACAATCCAAATCACTCCATTGGCATCTATATCTATCTTTTTTGCATTAAAAATAGTAGTTAAATCTATTGTTTCTACGTATGCTCTTGTTGTTTTATTATATTTCCCTATTTTTGTATTGATTCCAGATTCTATTCCTGGCAATAAGAAATAAATATAAGTAGTATCCTTAATTAGGTCTATTGCTTTTTCAGTTAATCCCGAATCTTTAATAAAATAAGATATTGTAGTTGGATTATCTTTAGTTATTTTTGCCCCAATATTAACCAAATCATCTAATGCGCCATATAAATAAGTGGTATCTTCAATCATTGAAATAATTTCATCGCCGACAACAGAAACATCCCAATAAATCATATTAGGATTATGGACGGAATTTTTTTGTAATGAACATATATTATCTTCTCCCAAGAAAGCTAACCAAATATATTCCCCAGATACTAAAGTAGCACTAATCCTGTTCTCACCTAAAAAAGTAAATTTATTCTTCATATTTTATTCCTTATCTTAGGTATACTTTATTGCAATAATTGGTATTTCTCCTGCTGCAGTAGCAGTTGGAGGAACGGTAATTCTTAAATTAAAATAAAGGTTTTCGGCTCCTTCAAGTCCTAATCCAGTTCCATCCTTCAACCATAAAAAATGAGTTTCTGAACTTCCTGCTAATCTATCAGTCATTGTTCCTGGAAATCCATCCGTAGTTCTTTTTCCTCTAAAAAAACTATTGTTAGCAACTCCTGAACCTAAAGAATAAAGGTTTATAGAATTTAAATCTAAATTATCCCATAATTCTAAAATAGGTTCGGAATTAGTTCCTGCATCAAAAGCAACACAAAATACAAATCGATTGTTTTTATTTCCCGCAAGATGTATTTCTTTTAAACTACCGCCTTCACTTGCATCTGCCAAAAATAAATGAGGTACTTCCACATCCTCAGTTCCAATTAAAATACCAGCAGAATTTAATTGTTGAGGACTTGGAATTGGGAATGTATCTTTTACTACATCTGAACCAGCAGAAAAGATTAATCTATCTGCGGTCAGATTCATTTCCACATATTCTGCACCAGTTTTCCCAAATTCTAAGTCTTCAGTACCTACATTAATATATAATTTAAATGCCATATTTTATTCCTCCTTATTTATTCTTCATTATATAAAACTTTTTTATTAACTACCATGATAAACACTTTAAAGTTACAATGTATTCTAAAAAGTCTGTCTTGAGATTGTCTTCCTGGTATTCAATTGGTGTAATTCTTTTTACACGATATTCATAAGTAGTAACACCATTGGATATTACTAAAGTATAAGGAACATTAATTTGCACATTTTCTTCCATATCATCAACTAATTCCATTAATGAATCATAATCATCTGCTTTTAAAACTCCTTTTAAAACTAAATCCCAACTTTCCTGACCAGCATCAACGGTAATTGACCCCTTACCACGAACATTTTCATGTTCTATTATTTTCTTGCCCGTATGAGGATAATTAGCTGAAAATACTACAGGGAAAGTAAATTCTGGTTGTTCTGATTCTAAATAAACTTTAAAACATAAATCTCCATATAATGTTTCTTCATCTTCTACAGAAGACCAACTTGCCCCAGAATTTGTAGAATATATAGCCATTCCATCTAAATAACTGTCTATATTATCAACATAATATTTAAATATAAATCTATTTTCTGAATTTTTATAACTTACTATTGCATATTTAGTTCCTAAAACTACTGATGTTGGGGCAGAAAATATTATTTCATTTTCTCCTTCATTTAATTCGGTGATAACTCTATTTTCTGTTGCCAATACCGTACTTGTAGGAAGTCCATCTGAAGTTGTTCTAATTTCAATTGTTAATATACTTCCAGGCACAGGAGTATCATGAGGTTGTGTATTTATTACTATTTTACTTAATACTCCATTTTTACTGGGAATAAATGTTTGAGATATTCTATCCGAAGAACCATTAATATCACCCATTTCAAAATTTTCATTACGTGCATATTGATTTACATTTAATTCTTCTTCTGATGGTATATAATTATCGTATAGTTTAAAAGTTACTGTGGACATAATTTGCTCCTTAATAACCTTTTATTTGTTGTTGTACTGAAGTATTCAATTTAGAACCTATTTTGTCTACTTCTTTATTTATTTCATCTTTTATTCTTTGTATTAAATTTTCAGATTCAAGATTTACATTTAATTGAATTGGTTCTACCATAACGTTTTGAAGAATTTGAATATTTCTTTGGCGAATTCTTTCTCTTTCGATTTGTTCAGGAAATTGAAATCCTTTACCCCTAAAATATTCTTCCGCAGTTCCTCTTTCGAATTCAGCAGGAGTTACTCTTCTCAATGCAGTTGTTGCTCTGGGACTTAATTCTCCAAATTTTTTAATTCCAGCAAGATAATCAGAAACTTCTTGAGCAGTATCCTTTCCATATTTTTTAGCTATTTTATATAATTCTACTAATCGAGAAGAACTTTTCTCTTGTTCATCTGCTTCTTTAGTCAATGCTTGTGCCAATCTAAGTCTATCTTTCATTGTATCTTTTAAATAAGATTCTCCTTCGGTCATTGCTCTAAATGCCATTTCTTGCCTAATTATAGAAGATTCTTGTTCTCCTGCAATACTTAGAATAGAAGAAGCATAGCCAATTTGTTTTTCTATTTCTTTTTGTATTTCTTTTGCTAAAGCTAATCTGCCTTCTTCTATTTCTTTATTTTTTGCCGATTCAATTCCTGTTTTTGCTTCAGCGATTGATTGTTGCTGCAAAGCATCCAATACTCTTTGTCTTAATCCTTCTTCTTTTATTAAATTAGATACAGAAACCTCTCCTGCCAAAGCATTTACTTCTTGGAGTGTGAGTTGTCCTTTTAATGCCATTTGTATTCTGGTTTGTAAATCGTATTCGTCTTTTGCTGCTTGGACTCGTTTTTTTGCTGCATCTGTAAATGAAGAAGTTCCTAATGATAAAATAATATTTATTGCCTTTGCCACTACATTAAATTCTATTCCTAAATTTTGTGCAACTCTTATAGATTCATTCATAAGATTATTTGCATTTTTTATTGCTGTTGCAAAGTCTTCTCCGCCCATAATACCTGTAATAAATGCCTCTCCTGCTTGTTTCTTTAAATTACCAAAAATTTCTATTTGATGTTGAGCAGAATCATTTACATCATCTAATTGTTTTTGATATAAATAACGGTCTCTTTCTGAAACTCCGCCACCTGCTAAAGCACTTTTTAATGCACCGATGTCTTTCGCCAACGCTGCAACTTGACCTGCACCTCTCGCACCTTGTCCAAAAATATCTTTAATAACTGCAAATGTATTAACATTTAATTTATCTGGTTTTAGATTTGCTCCTAATTTCTCTAATACTAAAATAAATGCCTCAAAGGGAGTAATATTGTCAGAAAGAGTTATTCCTAACATTTTTGATACTTCATTCATATTAGTTAAAACTTTCATTACTCCTGTTCTTAAAACTTGGCTCGAAGATACTCCAGCCGATTCTAATGCACCAAATAATTTTACTGTATTTTCAATTCCAAAATCGGCAAGATTCATTGTAGCAGCAAAATTCCTGATGTCTGTTATTAATTTTTCTAATCCCCCTGGAGTCTTTGCCTGAGTTGCATATAATAATGCAGATATTTCTTGAAATTTTTGTGTATCTGTAGTAACTCCTTTTAAAGAATCTCCCTGTAATTTATACATAAAAGCTAATGTTTCTGCTATTTTGGCTGCATCTACTCCTGTGGCTTCTGATAATTTTACTGCTGCATTTGTTGCTAAATAAGATTGTTCTGTATTACCAAGAATTCGATTAATTGAAGCATAAACATTTGCTATACTTGCTGTTGTTTTTCCAGTTTCTGCGGATAAAGAACGAAATCGGTCAGTTAATTCGGATATAGTAGAACCTCCCGATTGCCCCATTTCTTCTATAGCAGAACGAACATTTAAAATTGCTTTTTCTGTTTCTAAATAATATTGTATACCTTCTTTAACAAAATTAGTAACCTGTTTAATTATTTCTCTTGTCAACATCCATATAGGAGCAACAATTAATGCTCTGCGCATTGCTCTTTCAAAATCCCCCATTGCACCAGAAGATGATTTAGTTACCACTCCCATTTCTTGTAAATTTTTAGTAATTGCACCAACTTGGTCTTTAGATGCCCCTGCTTTAAATAATGAATCCTTTAATAAATCAACTTGTCTTGTACTTAATTGAGTTACTTTACTTCCTTCTTCAAAAGTTTTAAAAACTCCTTCTAATTTCCCTTGCATCTCAGGAGGAATTATTCCCTGCATAGCGGTAGCAACAGATTCCATCTGAGTAGATAGTTTGGGAGTTATTTTTTCTGTACCTTCGAGGGCTTTAGTAATCTGTTCTACTTTTCCAGAAACATTCCCTCTTTCGGTATATTGAGATACTATGTCGATTAAGTGCGTGTACTTTCCTTCCATTTTTATTTACCTCTTTTAGATTTAGGAAAAACCAGGTGAATATCTTTGTTCTTATCATCCTTATCTATAGATTCTGTAGATTTATTCTGTTTATAATAATAATAAGCATCCTCATCTATTTCATTATTGAAGATGGTATCTGAAACTTTTTTTAAAGAAACATCCATATTCAAGTTATAGTAAAAGAATAGATAGGACAAATAAATATGTTGCAATTTATTTAAATTATTATCGTTCTCGAATATTTTTAATGAAGGTAGTTCCTTACTCGCAGCAAAAATATTTTGTTGGTCTATTTGCTTCGCTAACTTTCTAATTGTGTTCTCTAACATTTTATATTCTGTAATTTATAGTTATCGCGTATGTTATTGTCTTCCCGATTAACTCATCTTCTGTTTTCAAAAATTCATCTATACTGTCAAAGGCTTTCACAAATTTATCTTCTACTTTTACTTCTAAAGATAGATAAGAGAGATATTTTATCGTTTGCCCTTCCAATGTCTTTTCGAATGAATTCTCAAGCAAATTGGATTTTTGAATAACCAATCCGTCAATTTCATTCTGGATTCGTTTTATTTCGTCTCTATAAGTTTTTAGAATAGATTCTGGGTCTTTTTTCTCTAAAGCCTCTCCTAACTTAAAATTATTCTCATTCAATTCTATGTTTATTTTCTTGATTTTTTCTTTTATCTCTACCTCTATATCAATTCCTTTTTCTTTGTATAATTTAATCATTTCATTTTCAAAGAGAATGTTCTTGTCTTGCAATAATTCGCCAAACTTACGCCTACGAAACAAATCCAATTCGTCTTTTCTTTTTTGGTCGAGCAATCCAATTTTATATTCTTTATCTTTATAAGTAAATAAGATATAATTATTCTTTATCATTTCTGCGAGTTTCTCTATCTCATACTTTTCTTTTAAATCTTCAGCAATTTTCTGTGCTTCTTCAACTCTAATTAATTCCTTACTTTCTTCCATTTAATTCTCCTTTTTTTGATTGAATTCCATACAATATTTTCCTGTTTTAATAAAATCTATCACATTCCTAAACTGCTCGTATATTACCTCTTTTATGCTGGATTTGACCAATTCCAATTCCTTAAATGTTAAATAATCCCTTCCTTCTTTTTGCGCTTGGTCAACAAAAATTTCTATTCTTTTCAGAGTCATACCTACGGTCTTCCTGGCTTCATTATTTATAATGTGGTCAAATAAATTATTTAATTTTTCGTCAGACATTTTATTCCTCATTAGCAAAAAGGGAAGTGTTACTTCTTCCATATACGGTAGAAGGCACTTCCCCTGCGTGTTTAATATTTCGAGAAATTTTAATTATGCCTTACCGTACAAAATACTTTGGGAGAGGGAAGATTTCTCTATCCCTCTCTATTTTATTATACTAATTCTAAATCATCAATTGATGTAGTTACAAGAAAATTATCCGACTCTAAAGCGTTCTCTGCTTCGTTCATGGCTTCGGGCTTCGCCGATAATGGTTTTAATGTAGTGGGTGATAAATTGTCAATTCTAATTCCCATTGCAAAATCCGTTTTCAAATTGTCTGTATACATTTTCACAACTAATCCAATACTTGCAGATAACTTTTCAACATCTATTATTTTAGAATCGCTTGGGTCTGCTAAATCAGCCAAGATTTGTTCTAATGTAAAATCTTCAAGAATTCTTCCTAATGTTACTGTAACTGTTTTTGCACTAACTCCTGTTTGAACCACATCTCTATTTCCTATTTCTTTATAATCTTTTCTATCAAAAGCTCCTGCAATATTTGCACTCTGAATTCTGTATAATTTTTGAGCAGTACCTTCTCCTATCCTTAAATAAATTTCACATTGGTCAGCATAACACGCCAAGGGGTCTATAACATTATCTTCCCAAAGGTCTGTATAAGCATCCGCAGCAGGATAATAAACTTTAATTAAATCATCTACTTCACATCCTGTTACTGTAAGAGTTCCTATTCCACCTGTTTCCCCGACATAAGAATAAGAATTAGATTCCACTTCAGAAACTGCATCGTCACTAACTCTTAATACTCTAAAAATAATATCTTCTAATGGAACTGGAGGTTCACCTGTTCCACCAAAAGTAATGTCTTCACTTGCGCCTACAGCCACTTTTTCCGCATAAGCCAAATAATTATCAACTATGACTCTGCAATATTCTCCAACTAAATCAAAAGTTCTTTCTATTTTAGCATCTGGATTTCCGATATTAATAGCAAAATTATTTACCCTCATATTGGAAAAATAAACAGTACCTTTAAATGATTCGTCTTCATCAGTAAGGGATGCACTAATGTCTATTCTTTCTCCCTTAATGTCATCTAAATCAATTTTTACTTCACCGCCTGTACCTGGGTCAACTTTATTTGCCAGTACTCTCCAAAAATCCATAGTAAGATTTTCATTTTGATTAAGTGTAATTGGAGTTGCTGGAGTAAGTTTACGAACACCAAGTTTAAGTGCTCTTCCAACTTCATACATCTTTTCCTGATTAAGAGTAACATTGCCCGTTAATTCATTTAGGCGGTTAATCTGTTCAGGTTGTCTTGCTGAATTCCAAGGGTATGCCCTTGGTTCTGTAGCATTTCCTTTTATCATCTTTATATCTCCTTTGTTTAAAAATTAATTACGATTTTTTGCTCTTCATTAGCCATTGATTATTGGTAAATTTTTCTCTTCATAGAAAAAATTAATCAATGAATCGTAATACCATACTAATTTGAATTCGCTTGTATATCTATCAAGCAACCATACTATTATCTTTTTTATTTCGGATGATTGGCAGAACATCTACCTTCAATTTCGCCAATCTTTTCTGCATTTTTATATAGTTTTTTATCAATACAGTCTATTGATTTTTTTATTTCTTCTAAATCCTTCTGAACATGCTTGAGGTCGTTAAATTTAACTGCTAATAAAACAATTACATTAACAATAGCAGAAGAAACCGAAAAAGTAACTCCTATTAATGAAAACCAATTCATAATTATCTCCTTAAATTAATACTATTCTTGTCGAGAAGGAAAGTAAATGCCTCGACCTATCCCTCTGGTCGGTGTTGTCAGTATTTCTTAATTCTCGTCTATTTTGAATAATTTCAATTATACTTATTCTTCCTGCAAGAGGAGAGTTGCTTTGTATTGTATTATTATCATTATCTATAACAAATTCATAATAAGGAATTCCTTCCATTACTTTATCTCGTAACCAATCACGTAGGTCGAGTCGTTGTCCATTACCTGTAGCAAAAATTCTAAACTCTATATTAAAATAATTAGATAATTGATTGCTTCCAATTTCTATTCTTTTATCTGGGTTATCATCGGCATTGATTACAATACATGGCAAAGGCAATGCAGTTCTGTATGCTTCGGAAAACTCAAGTTCAACCCTACACTTCCAACCATAGTCTTCTAATTCTTCTTCAAGCCAAGTTTTGACTGAGGCTTCGATATTTCTTGTAATTCCGTATTTTGATTCTGTTGACATTTTATTTTCCTGCCGATTCTAATGATTTTTCAAATTTTGAAATTTCTTTTTCTATATGTTTAACTAAAGTCTCATATCCCAAATCAACATATTTTAAAGGCTCAATTATTTTATTTGGTTGCATTAAAAAGAATCCAGAACCTTTTCCTGTATGATGCCATTTCTCTCCTGAACCACCTGATTCTGGTCTGCGAAAACTATCACCAAAATAGCCTATATTAGCTTGAGTTACTTTGAATCCATCATTAAATGCTTCCCAATAAGATGCTCCACTTTCATGACCTAATGGAAAAGAATCTATATTTCCTATTCCTACATGAATACCACCTGTTGAACGAAGAATATCTACTCCAATTGCTCCAGATAATGCTTTTAAATTATAACCTGAACCATCGAGAATTCTTCTCATTATATCTGCGGTAGCCTCGGCAGAAAGTAAAATTTCATTTTGCAAATCAGGATAGATTCTTCCAGAAATTTCTTTTAGAAATTGTCTTAGGTCTTTGCCTCTTTTTGTAATTTTAATACTAAATGTTTGTGGCATTATTTATCCGCTCTAACAATTACAACTATTAAATAATTCTCTCTTTTTAATACATTAAATCCTGATTTATCCGAGAATAGTGTCTTGTATTCCTGGTCATTTACTATAATTTTTTTTGCACTTTTTAAAGTTTCATACCATCTGGTTTCGCATATTATTTCCAAAGAATCTTTTTCGATTTGCCCCCAATATTTCCAAACAATTGCTTCTGGAGTTATTTGTCTAACAAAAGCATCGATTGCTAATGGATTTAATAACTCTTCGCCTTTTTCATGGGAAATTGGGTCAATTTCTTTTGCTATCCCAGGAATAACTAAAATCTTAGTAAGTTTACCTTCCTGTTTTAACAATCCAAACAAATCTATTCGTTTATCTTGCATCTTCTTCCTCGTCTTTTGGTAATTCTTGAATCATACTTTCACAAAAATATAAAGTACCATCTACAGAACCAAGACAATAAGCCATTTGGGTTTCTCGGACAAGCCACCAATCCCAAACTTCGACCACTCTTTTTTCTTCCATTTTTTAATCCTCGTCGGATGCCGATTCTGTAAGGTCGATGTATGTAATATTTCCGTAACTCTTATCAAAATCATCTACTAATTTTTTTATTTTATCTTCTATGGATAAATTGTCCGAAAATTGAATAGTAAATTCAGGTGTACGATAAGACTTTATTGTTCCCTTTATTAAAATAGAAGCCACTAAAGCGATTAAATTTTCTTGGACTTCTGTAGGTTCTGGGGCTATTGTATCTCCAGTTTCCAAAGTAAAAGTTTCATACCCAAATAATGACAAATAATAAAAAGTATTTTTTATATAAGTTTCTAATTCAGATGTAGAATATTTTTCATAACAACTATAGGAAATTATTAAATTCTCTCCAGGAACTAATTCTTCTCCTGTTGATACTTCATGAATAACTAATTTTCCAGTATCATGATTGTATTCATAATTTTCACTTTCCCATTCTTCTCCGTTTCTTTCAATAATTACAGGGTCAATTACATTGGCATCTTCGAGTAAGAAAATTTTCGAAGTATAAAAAGTTCTACTATAATTGCGAGATTTAAGGTTATCTTGAACCAAATTGCGAAGTTTAAGTACTATATTCGGAGTCATTTTTTTCTTCTCCTTTAATTATTCTTCTTTCTTGTTTGGGGCGAAAGAGCAAAACTTCTGCTCCCCGATTTCCTTTATTAATAAATCCAAAAATTAATTTCTTAGTTGTTCTATTTTGCTTTTGCAATGTCCTGACCAATGGATTCGATATTTTTAATTTGGCGTAGATTTCATCGTAAAAGTTCCAAGAAAAAAACCGTAATAAGTTCCATTCTATCTTGGAGTCTACTGCCAGTATTTTTAAGTAGGGGCGAAAGCCTTTATCCCTTGTTATCATCAAAAGACCCTGAATTCCTTTATTATAAAGAGCATAAATTTCATTATATTTTATCGTTTTTTCTGCAATCTTTATATCGGTTAAGAATAATCTTTTGTTTTCTTTTGTTATATAAAAGTCTTCGTATCGGTCTTTACAAGTAAGAACAAAATCATAAATGTCAATTAATTTTTTATAATTTATGCGTTGTATCATTTTCCCTTTCAGTATAAATTTATGGGGAGGGGGAAAAATCCCCCTCCTTTATACTAAAAGAAATTATAGAACTTTTGTAAAATCTGACCAGCAGAGTGCTCTATAATTTGTAATAACCTGTGCTAACTGTTCATAACCATAAACCGCATAACCCAAAACGTTTCCACCATTAACTGGTTGAGGAACATCAGCTATATTTACTAAACGAACATCACCCTCTTTAGCACCAGCTCTTGCAGCAATTTCGGCAGAAAATTTACGTCTCATCATCTTTACTGGTTTGCCTTTTACCAAATTGGAATTACGACCAACCAAAATGCCTAATTTTGCATCTAAGAGTTGTGTTGCTCCAGTTTCGCCAGTATCCAACTCACCAATAACTTTTATAATTTTATTAATTCCTCTTTTTGCTAATTCAGCAGCGATAGGAAATGGAAAATGAAAATTATCCGCATTGTCCAAATCATAATCTACATACTTAGCATAAGCATCTGCGCCGAGTAAAAGAACTGAATCGGTTGCATAATCAGTAATTTTATTCGCCATTTTTATAATTAACCTTAAAATATCATCTCCCGTTTCAGCTTCAACTTCCTGGTTAGCTTCACCTGTGTCTCCATCAAGAGCTACGATAGCAGCAAGAACTCTACGAATTTCATCTTTATCCATAGAACGAATAATAGAATCTTTCTTTACCGCTAAAGCTGTCTGGTCTTTAGAATTCATAATCTCATCAAGTAAAATAGTCTCTAACTTGGAATTTAAACCTGTAAATGATATAGCAACTGCATCTCTCAAGCCTATTTTATGATAAGTTAAAACACTATCAGTAACTTCATAAATTCCATCAACCGCAGAACTATCGGCAGCAAAATATTCTACTGTCTCACCTGGTTCAGCTTCGTTATAATCAACAATATCTACTAACTCAAAAGGAACTCTAAGGTTAGAATCGATAGGTGTATTAATTAACTGATACGCTCTCTCAATAACTGTGTCCATTTTTTTCTCCGTTATCTTATTTATTTTTTTCTATCTTTTAAGTCAGGCGTTTTTCGCCTTTTACTTATTCCTAATATCTATAGGAATTATTTTTTGTGTTTATTTGAGATTAATGTATTAATATTTTCTTTTGCTTCTTCAATTTCTTTTTTATCTTTTGCTTTTGCAACTTCAACATTGCCTACATCAAGACTTGCCTGAGTAGTTGATGCCTCTTCAACTGGTTTAGTTAATTCGGCAATCTCTTGAGCTTTCGCTACAAGTTCTTGTTTCAGATTTGTTATTTCTGTTTCTTTATCGGTTATCTTTTTTTCTAAATCAACTTTAATCTCATTAGTTTTGGTTTCAAGTTCGGCTTTATGAAGATTTGCTAATTCTTCTTTAGCTTTATTTACTGCCTCTTCTAATTGAGCTAAATCATATTTTTGTTTATATTCTGATTCTGATTCTATTACATCTTGCGTTCCATCTTTATACTCAGTTATAGTTTTTGAAGTACTTTTTCCTTGAGAAGTTCCAGATGGGGTTCCATCAATATAAGTATCTATAGAAACATCACTATGAATACGAGTAACTTTAACTATAATTTTTGGCTCAACTATTTCTAATGGTTGAGCTACTTCCGTTTTTGTTTCTTCGACTTTAGGTTCTTCAACTTTCGTTTCAGCGACCTGTTCGGTCTTGGTTTCGGTTGCTTTTTCTTCAGTCTTGGGTTCTTCGGAAATTTGTTTGTTTTCTAATTCTTCCACAATAAATTCCTCCTTTTTGCAATTTCCGCAATTGAGGCATTTTGGCTCTTCAATTGCTAATTGAGCATAAACAAGGTCTTGCTCAAATACATTATTTACTATCTGTTCTGCTTTCTGTAATTCTTTTTTTGCTACAAGAGAGAAAATTTTTGCACGAGGGCACGCTGGAGGATTGCAAAGAAGAACTCCTGTGCCATGCACAATCATTTTAATAAACTCTTTTGTTCCATCTGCTAAAACTTTAATCGTTGATTTTTTTGTCTCAGGGTCAATCGACCATATTTCAAAAGAGACTGCTGCTTCTCCAGACTTTATTTTCTCTTTCAATTCTTCAAATTTATCGGGAAATAATGATTTATAAAAAATATTAATAGTTTCTATTTTATCACCGTTTATTTTTGCTGATATAGTTACACCACATATATTATAGGCACCTTCGTGTTCCCAGTTACATTGTTTAAATAAAATAGTCTGTAAACCATCTTCAACTACTTTACGAGGAAGAATAACACCATTTAAATTTTTTTTGTCAATTTCAGCCCAGACTGTACGGAATACCGATATATCCGAATTGGGCAAAATTAAATTTATTTTCTTAGCTGCTTCTATTATTTCTTTATCAATTTTGGCATCATCAATAAAATCTGTTTTAGAAGTTTTAGCAATTTCCAAAAGAAAATTTGCTACCTGTTTTTTATCATTCATTATAATACCCCCAATTTTTGTAAATCTTTTTTTTCGTAAAGTATTAAAACTTTGTCTATATATTTATTTTTAAATAATTTATATTTTTCTAAAAATAGTGGTCGCCAATAACCTTTGATTTCTATATATATTCCTTGTTCGGGTAAATAGAAATCAGGGGTGTATGTCATCTCATCTAAATTAAATGATTCGGGTTCATATAACCATTTAATACCTATAGAATCTAAAAATTTAGCAAATTTTGATTCCCAAGAAGAACGGAACCATTTATTATTGTAATTAATCCATTTTCCATGTTCCGATGGTTTTCCAAAAAAATGACATTTTCTGCCTTTGTTTTTTCCTATATGACCAATTGATATTTTTTGTTTAGTTTCTTCTGTGTGTTTCTTTCCCCTCAATTTATTTCCAATCTTTATTTTTGATTCTTCTTTATGTATATGACCTTTAAAAAAAGAAGGAGTTCCTTTTAATTTAATTTGTTTAAATTTTCCATAACATTTATAGGAACAAAAATGATTTTTCTGTTTTAATTGATATTGTTTAATTTTTATTATTTTATTACAAAAATCACATTTCGTTTCTATTTCACCACCAGTCCATAAAGAACTATTTTTTCCTTTTCTATATTCGTAAGCACATTTCAAAGAGCAAAAATTATTTTTTTGTCTATTTAATCTATGATGTTCTCTTATAAATTTTTTACCACATTGTTCACAGATTAATTCTTTATCTGAAAATTGTTTAATAAATCTACCTGTTTTTGGGTCTGTTTTAATCATTTATTCTTTCTTTTTCCAAGTTTTTGTTTCTTTATCATAAGTATAACCTTGCTTCTTCATACAACGACGAGCAGCCGAGTTGGCTATAGCAAAACTTTTGCCTTCATCTCCAGTATCTTCGTAAACAGAATTAAAAGTTGCCATAAAGACTTCTTGACAATGTTTAGTCATTTTCTTTATATATTTAGGCAATTCATCTAAATTTTTATATGGAGCAGTTTCTAATTCGTTTTCTAATTCTGATTTCGTCATTGTTGTGGGTTTTGTTTCTTTTTCTTTAGTTTTTTCTATTTGCTTTTTAGTAGTTGGAATAACTGTATCTATTCCCTTATCTTCTTGATTAGTAATACAATGAGGATAAAATAATTCTCTTAATCCATCATCCCATTCCTTTCGCATCCTCTCTACTTCCTGGTCATGGTCGATTCCTAATACTTCATGATAAGTTTCAATTGTCAATCCACCATAAACAAATCCCGACCTTAATTGGTCTAAAATTTGTTCAACATTGATTCTTATTGGTGTATTTACTATTTTTAATGTCGTATTGTCGCTAAAAAATTTCTTATGATAATCCTTATTTCTATTTATAATTAAATAAATTACTTCTTTTAAAATAGATTTAAATCCATCAACTCCGTCATTGACTTCTAAAATAAATGGTTTAGGATTTAATCTTGTTTCCTGACGAGAAGGAGCTATTTCCAACATATCGATAAAACCCAAACCTGCCAATAAATTTCTTGTTCCTTGCCTAAAAAGTTCTTCTCTAACCATCGGAAGAATATCAGCGACGATGTGTTTGAATTCTTCATCAAAAGGAGTAGTGGCTAATGGAACTTCTCCTTTTTCATTTTTATATCGTTTAAGTGCTGTCTTAACTACATTTTGAAAAGATTTTAATTCGTCTGGGCTAAATTTTAATCCTTTTTGTATAAATGCAGCTTCAGTTCCTTTTACCTGTTGCAATATATAAGGTAAGACTTTACTAATTACTTCATCGCCTTTAGATTGTAATACTTCAATTGCTTTGTAATTCTTTAAAATTCCTTTTCTTACACAATAAGGAGAAGGATATTGGTCAGTCCACCTCGACCCAGGTTTCTGAATCACAAACGATTCTTTATCTGATTTAACTATTGCATTTTTTAAATTAGAATCACTAAAATATTTATCAGTTCCTAATTTAAATTTGTTAGCATTTGGTCTATCAATCCAAACCGATGCACCATTAAAAAACCACAATGTAGTCGGAACTTCGATTATATTATTTTCTGATTTTATTGATTTCCAATCAGAAACTTTCATTAAACATAATGAAGAACCTTTCCATCTTTCTCTATAATATTCTCTCGCTAATTCTTGAAGCCCTGTGGGTATTAAATCTACATAAATGTTAATTTGTTGCAACCAAATGTCCAATAAATTTTCCAAAGTTTCGTTGGAACATTCTACTTTAAATTTTGCTTCAGCAGCAGAATTAACCATATAATCCAATAAAGTAGAAACAATTCCACTAACATCATTATCCAACATTTCTTTTATATCGGCACATCTTCCTTGGAAATCCCCTGGAATTTCTATTGTTTTTGAGGAAAACATCCATCTTACAAACGCTCCCCATACACTCTGATTTGCCATTCCTATGCCATCACTCATTTATTTACTCCTTTTCTTTAATAAACACCAAAAGGTGTTTGTATATTTTCTTCTATTGCAGTTATAAATGGCAATTGTTCTGTCAACCATTCTAATATTGCAAAAACTTCAAAAGATTGTACATAATGGTCTTCTGAAATTGTCGTATCATAAATTACTTTATTTCCTAAAAATATACTTACATAAGATGAAAATTGATTCTCAAATTTATAATCGTCGTTAGGTATATCGAATTTTTTATCAAAAAACATTTGTTGTAATCTGGTAACTGCAAAATGAAGAGTGGGTTCTTTTTTTGTTATGTATTGACCTTTAGAATCTCTTATTAATTGTCCGCTCTCATTTTTTTCGAAACCAGTAATAATATCCTCATTAAATGCACACCAAAAAACTCTTTTTATTGTTTTTATAATATTCCCTTCTTTATCTTTTATAATCTCATTTAGTTTTTCAGTTAAAATTTCATAAACTGGTTTCCCCATAATAGTGCAATCTACTGAAAGATAGTGCCCATTAACCTTTCTAAAAATGTACTCTATCAGTTCGGGTAATTCTTTTGTTAAAGAAAGACGATAAGTTGTAACATTATAAACCAATTGATATTTTTCATTAACTTTTCCAAATATTGTTATTTCTGTTGCTGCTGCATCTCCAATATCCGATACTACAAAAGTTTTAGAAGAATTATATATTGGTTCTAAAACTAATATATTTTTATAATCTTTAAAGTTTTTCTTTGTAATCTCAAAATGTTTGATTATTCTTTTTTTATTATAATTAGATTTTACTCTATCCATATCAAAAGCACCAGAAGCCCCTTCAATTAAATCTGCTGCGACATTTATACGATAACCTGAAGATTCTAATCCTCCATAAGCTCTTATTCTTTCCTGTTTAGTAATGTCATCCCAAAGATAACTAACATATTGGGGTAATCTAATAATATTTTTTTTCAAAATTGAATCTCTTAATATCCTACCTAAAGGAGAAACTTTAGTAATCAAAGGAATTCCGCATAAAATCTCCATTACACCCAAATCACTTGTAGCATCCACTTTATGAGTATAAGCATTATCTGTTTCTGCCTGAATCTCATCTTGAAAATTAATAAAAGTATGATGACCCCACCAATTTTCGCCTGGGGCTTTTCCTTTCACAGTTTCATTTACACCAAAAAGTTTATTGCCATTTTTGGTTTCTATAAGATATTCTGGACTTCCTCTTATTGTTTGTTTGTAACTTTTATATAAATTATGATAAACCATGAATTCTCTGACTTCATTTAATACTTTATTGACATGTTTCTCATCATAAGAACTCATTGTCATTTCTTTATCTCTATAATGTACTAACTTTAATAAAATATTAGCAATCAATGCTATAAAAGTCTTTCCTATTTTTCTTGCAGAAACAATTATTCGAGTGCCTACTTTTATTCTTCTTCTAAAATTTTCAACCTCAGATAATTTATCATCATCTTCAAGAGCAGAATCGAATCCTAAAAATGGTCGTTGATACGTTCTTAATTTTATACAATCCTTTCCATCATTCCAATTTCGAGGAGTTCCTTTTGAAAATGTATTCTCAATTAAACATTTAGCATCATAAAAATTTTCACAAAAGAACAACTCTTCAGTAGTCAAATTTTTTAACATATATTTAATCTTCTTTTTCTTCTTCGGATTTGTCCTGATTTAAAGGATAATTTTGTCTAATCCAATTTATATAATCCGAAGTAACATTTAAATATCTAACCACTTGATTTTCTGAAATCTTTCCTAATTCAAAATCTTTAAATATTTCTTTATTAAAAAGAATACCTCCCTCGATATACCAAGGGTGAGATTTAATTTCGTCTTTTTCTTTATCAAGTCGCCTTCTAATTAAAATAATTTCTTCACATTTAGGGCATTGACATTCAAAATTGCTTCTATTTTCTGGTTTATTTATCCATTTATGAAATCTTTCCAATAAATCAGATATAGTTTTTGAAACATCATTATTCTCATCTTCTTTTAACAATCCTAATTTTTCCTTCAATTCCATTATCTGATTTGTCAACTCAGTTACCTGTTCTATAAAAGCAATTGGAATTGCAGGATTTGCTTTTCCATATTCTGTATTTAATTGTTTTTTAATTCTATTGAGTAACACCTCTAAATCTATAAGGTGCGTTAATGTATCTTTCTCTGATGCTGACTGTAAAGATGATTCTTCTAAATATTTATTTAATAAATTAGTAGCGAAAAATTTTTCATCATCAAGTGCGAATGTCAAAGAACCCAATATTTCTTGGCGTTGAATATTTTCTTTCGCCAAAATCTCCAATTCTTCATTAGTTTTGTTTTTGTTCTGAACCAAATTTTTTAATTTTTTAACCTCACGTTCTATACTATCCATACTTCCTTTCTATATTATTTCCATCCTACTGGAATTAACGAATAATCTGTCAATGAAGTGCAACCATCAAAACAAGATGTAGTTATAGCAGGTGGCGTTGGCTGATGTTCTGCATTATAAATAATAGTATCTGGGACTGTTTCAGGGATAACACCAGAACCCCAACCGCTTCCTGTCAAACCTGCACAATATTGGAATGTCCACGCAAAAGTAGTCACTTTGGTATTATATAAGAATATATCACCATCAAGAACACCAGTTAAACCTATGCAGGAAGCAAATATACCTTGGCAATTAGTTACAGCAACATTGTATTTGAATATATCTGCTGGAATAGCAGTTATCCCTGAACAAAGATAAAAGACACTTTCAAAAGTCGTTACTGCCGTATTATATCGGAACAAGTCAACTGGTATAGATATTAGACTTGTGCAACTCATAAATGTTCCGCCAAAATTAGTTACTTTTATATTATATCTAAATAAATCAGTAGGTATAGAAGCAATATTTGTGCAACCATTAAAGGCACTATTAAAACTTGTTGCTAATATATTGTATCTAAACAGGTCTACGGGTATGGAACCCGTAAGTCCTGAACAACCCTTAAAAATATTATCCATAGAAGTTGCCAATATATTATATCTAAATAAATCTGTGGGAATAACACCAATCAATCCAGAACATCCCCGAAATATACTGCTAAAATTAGTTGCTAAAATATTGTACTTAAACAAATCAGTAGGAATTACACCTATCAGACCTGTGCAATTATAAAATATACTACTACAATTAGTTGCTAAGATATTATAGTCAAATAAATTGTTAGGGATAAAAGTTAAACCCACGCAACCATTAAATGCACTACTAAAATTAGTTACTTTTATATTATATCTAAATAAATCTGTGGGAATAACACCAATCAATCCAGAACATCCCTGAAATATACTGGTAAAATTAGTTGCCAAGGTATTGTACTTAAACAAATCTATCGGTATAGAACCAATTAATCCTACACAACCAAGAAATGTATTACCAAAATTAGTTACTTTTATATTATAATCAAATAAATTATTTGGTATAACTCCTGTTAAACTTATACACCCAAGAAACGTACTATTAAAAGTGGTTATGCCTATGCAACCATTAAATATCCCCGCAGGAATAGAAGTCAAGGAAGTACAACTTCTAAACATATTTACTGCTGTAGTTAAAGATTCTAACTTTTTCATACTACTTGCGATAAATGTAAGATTTGAACATCCATAAAAATTTAAAGTAGTAAATCCCATATCTACAAAATCTAATAATTGTTTTATTTTTAATTTATCTCCTCCATCATTAAAAGCAAATTTAGTACAAGTTCCATTCATAGAGATTATATAAGTTCCTGCTGCAGTATAGGTATGTATTCTATTGACATCATTAAAGGCGATTACAATATTTTCAGCACTTCCATCTCCCCAATTAACAGAAAAATTATGGGTTCCTGCTAATAGAGGTAATGTAAATGTTTCATTTGGAGCAGTAGTTAATATACTAAATTTAAATGAACGTCTACTCCCCAAAATTCCTGATTTTAATAAATTCATTATCATTTTATTTTTCCTTAATCTAATTTATTATTCTGCTTCCAATACTTATGTTATTATAATTGCTTTATTGAATAAATATTCCACCGATATTACTTGCTGTAACATTGATGATGTTCGTTGTGCGTGTCAATGTTCCCCCATACCAATTATATATTGGTATTGAAGAACCTGATGCATCTACATCGGTGAATGTCGTTCCAAAGACCTTACAATTAGCAAGAGTGCCTGTGTAGTTGAGGTAGAAGGGATTGCTTGTGGAGGAAGATTTTAAAGTGCAAAGTAGTGTCTCGGGTATAGCTGCTTGGATAGATGTTATTGCTAAAGAATTAGTTATTGTAAAAGTTCTTCCCGCAGGAAAAGTAAATACCGTAGCCCCACTTGATACACTTGAGGCAAGAGAAAATTCATAAAATGAAATGTCAAATGCTCCTGAAAATGTAGGACTATTCCCTCCCCCTGCCTTCAACATTCCTGTTCCAGTAAGATTTGAAGAAAGGGTGATTGTGTAAGTACCTAAAGAGATAGTTAAATTGTTTAAAGTTATTTTCGTTGCTCCTCTATCAGTATCTAATGTGCAAGCCCCAGTTATATCAAGAGTAGAACTTGTGGTAGTAATCGTTCCAGCAGTATAAGTAAGGGTTCCTGCGATATATTTCACCCGCCCACTTATCGTAGCACTGGTGCAGTTGAATGTCAGATTATTTGATAAGTTATTACTCCCCGACCACACACACCCCGTTCCTGCGATGACTATATTAGTCGTTCCTGATAAAGCAGTACCCAAAGTCAATACTGAAGCAGTAGCGTCATTTATGGTTAAAGTATCTCCGTCGCCTACGTCTGTCTTGTTTATCACAGTAGCAGAAGAAGCCGAAATAACCAATCCTTTTCCTAAAATCAAATTACCTTTAAGCGTAACTGTCTTGGCATTGGTTGAAGTTAAAAGACCAGGAAAAGTAACCCCATTAGAAGTAATTATCCTTGAGGTATCTACGCCAGTCATAATAATCCCACCAGTAGTAGCAGTGATTGTTCCACCTAAAGAAATGTTAGCAGTAATCGTCAGAGATTGTGCCCCAAAAGCAAGAGTACCTCCATTACCAGTCAGGTTTAATACTGCACAGGCTTCAGCTTGAGAAATAGTAATTGTTCCAGTAAAACCTGCCCCAAAAATAACAGTATCCCCAGCTACAGGATACCCAGACCCTTCTGCCCAACTACCTGCGGTTCTCCAGTCTCCCGTATTTGCTGCATTAAAAGTTGCCATCTATTTCTCCTTTGAATTAATTTTTTTTATATTATGTTATCGTATCCACCTTAATATTGTAATGCACTTCCTGTATAATCCCATTTGCTATTGACTGTATCATATAAAAAAGCATAATAATCTATCTTTCCATTACCAGAAGTAGCAATAGGTAATGGGATTATCCCACTTACATAAATATTTCCCCAAGAGAATGTCTGAACATTAGTTGATTTTATTTTTATTAATAAAGATTGTCCATTAGTGGGAACTCCTGTATCATTGTTAATAGTCAGAGTACCCACACTTTGAGAATTAGACTGATAGATTATATCATAATTATCTGAATTAGGAGTAATTGATATTGCATCTGATTCGTTTGAAACTCTTTTAGTTATTCTTTTATTAGTAAGAATTCCTACATCAGAAAATATTGTTGCTTCAGATTTGTCATCTACATTTCCTAAACCTACTTGTGTCTTTGTTACAGAATGAGGATTAGAATTATCATCTATGTGGTCTTGAACCGTTATTCCAGTTTCGTCGGTAAGTATATCAGAAGCAACTAAATCTACTTCTCCAGTTTTTCCATTAATTTGAGAAACTGCATCTGTAGTATCTGCTTTTTCCCAAGTAGAACCATTGTAAATACAGTAATCTCCTATTTCAAAAGAAATATTTCCTGACCCCAAATCTTGTGTTCCTGCAACTGATACTCTATAAACATCTCCTGCTGTTGCTCCCGTCATTCCGTCTTCGATTGCAGGAGTATTTGTATTTGCGTTCCATGTTCCTTGATAAGTCATTATTGCGTTAGGTAATTCAGTTACTGGAATTTTTCCAGAACCATCCAAAGAAGCATAACCATTAAGGTCGCCTTTTTTAGAAGAATCTTCAGGAGTAAAACCCAAACTATCTTGTTTATTAGATTCTAAATCATCTATTTTGTCTTGAACTGATACCCCTGTTTCAACGGTTAATACTTCGGATGCGGTTTGATTATCGGAACCTGGGGAATGTTTTTTATCAATTGCATCATTTATATCAACATCTTCTTTTATTTCTGAAAGTGTGG